GTGGTTGTAAACGAACCTAGGTGTTCTGACCTGCGGAAACGCCACGCAGAGGCCTGATACCCATCACGGAGTCAGTACGGCTCCGACTGCCATCACGCGGCGCGCTGTCCCAGCATCAGCCGGGCGTGTTCCAGGATGGCGACCTCAACCGCGTCCATGGTCCTCAGGTGCGCCCCCTGGAGCAAGTGGGCGTAGGTCGTCTCAGTGACCCGAGTCGACTTGTGCCCCATCCACTGAGCCACCTCGTACAGCGGGACAGAGCCCGCGATGCACACGGACGCGAAGTAGTGCCTCAGAGACTTCGGGGTGTACCCACTCTTCTCCAGCCCTGCCTTCACGAGAGCCTTGTTCCAGTGGTCTGAGTACGACTTGAACGAGATGGGGCTACCCGCGTACTTGGGACTCTGGAAGAGCCAGCCATGATCCCCCCACTCCCCGTACTCGGCCCTGTGCCTGTCGACGGCCTGCTGAACGGTGTAGCTCAACGGGGTCATACGAGCCTCACGGCTCCACTTCAGCTCATCCTTGAAGGCAACCCCCCGACTCTTGCCGTCGTTCTGCCCGTGAGTCGTGAGCTGCTGCCAGAGCTTCAGGAAGCCGGGTTCCGCCTCAATGGATGTGCGGCTGACTGCGAGACTCTCCCCCACTCGGGCACCCGATCCCGCCTGAATCCACACGGTGGCCCTCAGAGGCCCCCACATGGCCTCGAAGAGGTCTTGCACCTCTCCAGTCGTAGGGATCTCGGTGGGCTTGACCTGTCGAGCGATCGAAGTAGTCCGCCCACGCTGCCGCTGACTGAGGGCAGGGTTGCGAGCGATTATCTCCATTTCGTGTGCATACCGAAAAACAGTCTTCAGGACGACCATTCGGTGATGCGCCGTAGAGGCGGCGTATCTCTCGTCCTGGTCCCGCTTCCAGGCTGCAATCTCTGACGCCGTGATGGAACCAATCGGCCTTCCGCCGAAGGGCTTCTCAAGGTGGTTGCGGTACGTAGACCTGTAGGAGGCGAAGGTGGACGGCTCCCTAGTGCCGGCCGAGAGCCACTCATCCCAGACAAACGAGAACAGTCGGCCACTGGTCTTGGGGTCGATGTACGAACCGACCTGCTTGTCCCTCTCTACCTTCGTTGCGAACTCGTCTGCCTGCTCCTTGAGCTTGAAAGAGGCCTCAAGCTGCTTTCCGACTCGACCACCGGGAGCCCTGTAACGGACCTTCCACGGCTTGTGACGACACGTCGCCTTCTTTGCCCTTGGGCAGGCGCAGTCTTCTTTCCAGACCGTTGCCACGCTGTGAACCTCCTACAGGTTCAAGTACCTTCGTGCTGACAGTCGTTGACTATTCCACGGCCTTCATACGATCGTCAACCCACTTGATAACGCCCTCAGTTGGGAACCTGACGTGCTTCCCGACCCGCACGTAAGGAAGTCCCCAGCGCTTGTATGAGTCCATCAGAGAGCGCTTGGGCACACTCAGGAACTCGGCGGCCTCGTCAGGGCTCATCAACATGGCTTCTTCCCCCAGTCCAACACCTTGGCTTCGTAGCCGGTTTCAGTACGCCAGACAACGCGGAACACCCCGGCAGCCTTCAGGCGGGGCAGGCACCTGTAACACGGGGCACGAGTCACGTAGACCGTGCCTCCGTCCAGGTCTTCACGTCGGGCGTGAATCAAGAGGTTCTCTTCAGCATGGATGCTGATGCAGTTCCCGTAATCGCTGTTCGCGGGAACCTGTTCGTAGGTCAGCCGTCCACGCGGACAGAAGCCCATCAGACAGCCGTTCTCACCCGGAACGGTCCCGTTGTACCCCGAGGCACAGACGCGCCGCTTACGGTCCAGGAGGACCGCACCAACCTTGCTCCTGGTGCAGTCCCCCCGAGCCGCTACAGCGTCAGCAATTCCGAGCGCCCAGGCATCCCAAGTCGGGCGATCAGACAGCGTCGTACTCCTGACTGTTCTCGTCGTAGATCAGATCTCGGGCAACCCCGTTTCCTCTGAGCCCCGGATTCTCGTAGGGGTCATAGGGTGAACCGGGGATGTAGAACCCGTACTTCTGCGTCAGAAGGCTGAGTTCTGTGAGGAAGGCCCGGAGAGCCAGGCTCTTACCGTCAGAAGGGTGCCGGTTCATGGTTCTCCCCGATGATGAAACGGTGAGTCTCGTTGTCCAGGCTCGCAAGAGACCACACGGTCACTTTCGCCTGGGGGAACCGGTTTACCAGGCCCCGGATACTGTTCCTGACATTCTCATCACCGAAAGCCAGGCGGTAACGACCGCTCCAGCCGTATTGGTCGGACTCAATGATGTGGGTCGGACGGTCAGCCATACAGTTCCCCCAGAGTGTCAGGAATGGCCCCGTCGGCCTTTTCCAGGACGATGACGTTTACGCCGAAAGCCTGCCGCCCAGGATGCCGGCGGGCATCCTCCAAGCTCTCACGGCTTCCCCAGCGAAAGGACGCCGTGATGCGCATCCGGAGCCCGTTGGGCCCTTCTTCTGCTCGACCGAATTTGGTACGACCGTTGGCGGATGAGGTCGAGACAACGAGGTCCCCTACCTCGATCACGTTCCCGAGAGCGTCATTCACAGTCCATCTCCATGTCTTCGATCATTGCCTAAAGACCTCCGTAGGTATTTGCACATCCCTGGCCAGACCCGCAGTCATGGAAGCCCCCCGACTTCCACCACGAATGAAGGCCAAGCACAGATCTGCGCCGAGATTCACCATGTCGGCGTTACGCCGAAACCCCGCTGACTTCCCCCAGCTATCCCAGTCAGCAGGGTGAGCCTCAATCTCTATTCCGACGACCAGGCCGAAATGGTGGGCTATCGCGTCTGCCCCTTTGGGGCAGGCCCCGTGAACCAACGTCACGTCACAGGGCCTGCCTGCCAGCCACACCAGCCGTGCTAGCTGCTCCTCAATGAGGTCTACATCCGTCCAGGACCGAGAGCCCGTGAGGAGGACCCTTACGACGGCTCCTTGAGGAGACCGCTCAGCCGGTCGTGGGTCTTGTTCAGAGCAGGAAACTCCGCTCCGACCCGCTTGCCCATGTTGACTGCGTCTGCCATTTCATTGAGAAGCTCGATTAGCTCGTCAGACTTCAGGTAGAGGCAGAACGGGTGCTGAGTCGACTTCTTGTATGCCCTCACGGTTAACCCACTTCCGGAGCCTCAGCAGCCTGGATGACGGGAAAACCCATAACCCGTACCCATGCGTCTGTGGCCATCTCCTGAGCCAGTGCTACAGGAACCCCGTTTGCCACGGCTTCGGTGAAGACGGCCCCCGTGATTCGCGCACAGGCTATGGAGTAAGCGGCCCGCTTCTCCAGGAGCTTGGAATTCAGCTCGTCCTCCAGGCCCTCAACGAGGTCCCCGAAGATGTTCTCTTCCGCCTGCTGGTTCTCGTCATTCACTGCTTGCCCCCCGTGTCCTCAAGCCACGCGTTATGGAGCGTGGCCACGTGCTTTGCCATTTCCTCGGTACAGAAGTCCGCCAGGGAGGGAGCCCCCTCCGCCGGCGTCCTCTTGTCAGCTTCCGGAGTGACACACCATCCGCCGATCATGTCGTCTTCCTGTGCACGCCATCGCTGCATAAGGAAGTTGACGATTGCTCCCACATTTCCCCCCTAGTGCTTGCTCTCTTCCAGTTCCAGCACACTGCCCCAGGAACGTCCACCGATTTCTGCGTCAGCCGGAATCAGCAGTCCCTGAACCGGGAACTGCATGATCCGTGCTGCTTCACGCGCCATCTCCTTAGCTTCCTTCGCGGGGAAGCTGAACACGATTTCATCGTGAATCGGGAGGCGCATAAAGGGGGTAAAGCCTGCCTTGTCAAGCTCCAGCAGGGCACGAGCCGTTACGTCACGACTGCCACCCTGGATGAAGTAGTTGAGTGCCCGGAACCACTTCCCGGGGTCAACCGGAAGGCGGCGACCGGTGGCCGTCCAGACGTACCCGGTCTTCTTGGCCTCGTCCGCAAGCTTTCTACCGAAGGCCCCGACCCCGGGGTAAGTATCCGAAAAGGCCTTGAGGACGGCCCGAGCCGTTTCCTCGTCAACGTTGGCTTGCTCCATGAGGGCGGCCCAACCACCCCCGTAGACGGTCAGGAAGTTTGCCATCTTCCCAACCTTGCGAGGAACTCCCGCAGCGTCCGCCGTGATCTGGTGCAGATCCTCGCCACCTACGAACGCCCCCAACATTCGTGGATCCCTGGAGAAGGCAGCAAGATAGCGAAGCTCCATATTGCCGAAGTCGATGGAGCACGAGACGTGCCCCTCATCGGCAAGGAACATGTGCCGGACATAGCCGTCCCCCGAAGGGAATGTCTGTGCCGGGATGCTCCCCGAAATCGACATGCGTGACGTTCTGGCCTGGAGGCTATTCACGCTCGCATGCACTCGGTTTTGGGAGTCACGACCGTTCAAGGCTCGTTCGAACCACGTCTTACGCCACTTACCAGCCTTGCGCGACTTGATTACCGCATCGGCCAACGGATGCTTGAGTCCGCTCAGGACGTCGTCATCCATGGCCAATTGGCCATTGGGGTGGTTCTTGCTCGGCTTGGTTCTCTTGGTGAGCTTCACCCCGAAGGATTGGAATACGTCAATGAGCTGTTGAGCAGAGTTGGGGTTCTCGACGCCAAACGTCTTGGCTACGGTTGTCCATCTCTCCTCCTCGGCTGACAGCTCCGCACACCGCATCTCGGCGTACTCAACGTCCAGGAGATATCCCGTCCGTTCGAGCTTTGCCGTGACGTGCGCCAGTCGGTGTTCCCAGCCGATAAGGCCCCGCTCTTTCGAGCGGAAGGGAACCAGCTTGTACAGGATCTGGAACAGCCTGTAGGCCCATGCCGGGTCCATACCGGCATAGAGCAAATATTCCTCATCGAACAATTCGACAAGGGACCAAATCTTCTCTTTGGTGGTCTTGTACCGCTTGGCAATAGCGGTCATTGACCCCTTGACCTCATCGGCCGCAGCAGCATCCAGGTAGAACTTCACCAGCTCTTCGAGCTTGAGGCCGGGACCCCTCTCCTTGACGGCCCTCGGGTCTACGAGGTGAGCGAGGAGGCTCGTGTCCCACATCTTCGGAGCAAGCTCCTCCATGGGGATGCCTAGCGTCTGCTCTACGACGTGGAGGTCAAAGGTCCCGTTGTGCGCTACCAGCCACTCCAGCCGAAGCAGGGCCCTACGAACAGCCTCAGCGAAGGCAGGACCCTTCTCGACCGGCAGGACCCACGTTTCGGATCCGGTGCCGAACTGAGCCAGCCGGCACCGAAACGACCCAGACCACCAATCGAGCCCTGTCGTCTCCGTGTCGAACCCAAGGATTCGGTGCCGGGATACGAACTCCTCGAACTCGGAGAGGTCTCTTTCACTCTCGACTACGCGAATCGAGATCGGCTGACCCTGCAACTGGTAAGCGAGATGTATCAAGAGACCTCTCCTTTCTAGAGTTGTTCAAGGAACGCCGTACCTACGTACTCCGTATAGGCGGGTGGAATGCATTCGCGGATCCCCTCGCGGCTCATCCACTTGACGCCCATGTCCTCCTTGGCATCATCAACGCCGATGAAGTTGCCTACGTAGATCCCCATTTCGTCGGGCTTACGTCGGCGACCCATCTTTGTCTGTCGCCTTTCGTGCACCAGGTGTTCCGGCTCGGGAAGATCCCAGCCGCCGGATTCGAAGAGGCGATGCCGATAGGTGTTGAGGCCGAAGTGTGCGCCGCACAGAAGAACGGGATCGTTCATCTGATCAGCAGCACCCATGACGTTCTCGATGACCCACGGAACGCCTACCGCATTCAGGGCGTCTCGGGTTGGCCCCAAAAGGTCCGGGTGTTCGTTCTGCATGATGCGTTGTGTCTTGCTGTAAAGCTGACACGGCGGTGAGGCGTGTATGAAGTCGAATCGGTGTCCATACGTGAGAAGGAACTGAATCGCTTCCGCCTGTAGGAACCTGTACGGATATCTGGGCTGTGCAGCAATGTCAATGCCCACCACTTCAAAGCCCGCATCGCGGTACCCCTTACTTGCTCCCCCCTGGCAGCAGTAAAGGTCAAGTAGTCTTTTGATCCCCCCGTACCCCCTTTATGGTGCTACTCGGCCGTTCTTCTGGAAAGCCTCATAGGTGTGTGGCATGGAAAGGGCGAACTCCTTTTCCAGCTTCTCCGCCACCATCTCGATCTCGCGTTGCGGGAAACTCGGGAACTTGGATCCCTCGTGGATGGTTCGGAGACTCAGAAAGTGCATGAGCGACCGGGCATTGCACGTTGCGTAGTACGACGTGAAGATGCCGACCGGAAGAACCATCCGGGCCACTTCACGAGCAATGCCGCCCCTCAGCATGTCCTCATACGATGCATACGCCTCTCGGTAGGTCTGCATCATGTTCGAGGCCATTCGGGCGAAGTAGGCATCTCCGCCGTCTACGAATGTGTAAGCGCCGGGCTTACCCACCTGCACAAGGGGCCGATCCCTGGAAGGGACGTAAAACGTTCCCCCCAGTTCCTTGTATCTTCCGGATTCCTCGTTATAGCTCCACCCGGCCCTGTGCCTCATGTGCTCACGAGCAACGAAGATGGGTGCTTCAACGAGAAAGGTGAACGATGTGTGCTCGAACGGACTTCCGTGTCGGTCTCTCATCAGGAAGTTGATAAGCCGTTCAGTGGGCAGGCTGTCAGCCGCTGAGTTCCTGCCGATGGTGGAGACCCGAGCAGCCTTAGTCACCATTGCGTCAGTGGCTGAGACGTTGACACACTTGACAGTCACATCGGATCGGGTACTGAAGTCAGACACTTTTTCTCCATAGGAAAGGGGGCCGAGATTTACTCGGCCCCCTGTCGGTGCCTATGACCTAGCGGAACTCGCCGGTCTTCTGGTCCTTCCAGAGCGGGTCACACTGCTCGCTCTTCTCACGCGCAGAGCAGAAGAGGGCCGCCCACGGACCGTTCTTGCCGTTGCCCTCTCGAAGGGTTCGGCCGTGCTGGCAGGAGTCATCGCCGGCAGGAGCCGTCTTCGGCTGGACCTTGCCTCCCTGGAAGGTCTTGGGTGCAGCGGCTCCACCACGGCTCGCGCTCCCGCCCCCGTCTCCCTTGTGGGCTGTACGTACGGCCACAGCCGCGTGAGAGACCATCTCCACGACTCCCCGGTCCGCCAGGGCCTTGATGAGGTCGACGGCCCGTTGTGCCGTCTCGTCGGCCGAAGCGCCGTAGACAGTGGGGGTCAGCCACTCGGCGTCAAAGCCGGTCGCGGCCTTGAACGTCATGCCGATCTTGAACGGGTTCGGGGCCGCAGCAACGTTGACGGTCTCGCTCATAGGCGTAGCCTCCTTGGGCTGATCCTTCTCGCCCCAAGGGTTGGGGCCATCAAATGGGCTGGGAAAACTCAATGTGTCTCCGCGTTAGATAGGGCAGGCTCCGGACGCGCACAGCTCGTCGTAGCCGGTATCGGTGATTTCGTGGTCCTGGATATCCGCTATCGCGGCTTCATACTGCTCCTTGGTAATTCGCTCGTAAGGCGGCTGCTCAAAGCTCATCTCCGGGAAAACAGTGGTTCCCTTGAGCTTGGGGAGGTACGGCTGAAGTGCCTTAACCAGGTCGTCAACCTTGTACTTCTGCGGGTCCACGTTGATGGTGTAAGACACTGCCTGGTCCGCCCAGTACTCCTGATACATGGCCTGGACGCCCAACATGTTTTCTAGCGACAGGTCGCCGGCATGCTGGAATGCTTCACCCATGTCAACAAGCGCGTCCTTAGTCGGTATCGACACAACCGACGTGTTGGCCGCGTACTTGTCGGGCTCCACGTGGTAGCCCTTGCGGCGGTAATCCTCGACCAAGGAGACCTCTGCCGGGTCAAGGTTTGAGAACCTCACACGGCGTATGAAGTAGCCCGCAAAAGGTGGGTGGGTGGCCTCACCGGAAACCCCGGCAATCTTGGACGTCGTACCCGTTGGGGCGATGACCCTCGACTTGATCGGATTGGGGATACGCAGCAGGTTTGCGTACTCCCGAGCCGCCAAGTCAACCCAAAGGGCCATGTCCTCCAGGTCGAAGCCCACGCCCCTGCTGGATGCCTTGGAGTACTTGATTCCCCGCTTCACTAGGAAATCTGCGAACCCAAGATGGCCGACGCCGATTCGCCTGTACTTGGCGATAGCCGCAGCCGACTTGGGGTCGGCAACCTTGGCAAACGTCGCCCTGATCAGGTACCGCGTCAGGTACCTGTGGGCACCGTGAAGGCCTTCCCAGTCGACACGGCCCCGTTCGTCTACGAACGCACCAAGGTTGACTGACCCCAGATTGCAGGGCTCCCACTGAGTGAGAGTCGCTTCCCCGCACGGGTTAGTCGTGAAGGTTCCATCAACCTCGCCAACGGCAGTCAGCGAGGAGTTCCAAACCCCCGGCTCCCCGTTTCGAAGCATGCCCTTTGCGATCTCGCGGAAGATCGGCATGGACGGAGAAGACATCTTGTTAAGAAGGGAAATGAAATCATTGTCGATCTCAACCGAAATGTTCGTCGTCCAGTGTCCGCCGTTCTCCTTGATCCGGAGGAAGGTCCAGATCAGCGGATCGCGCCAATGCATGATGCTCATGCGGGCCGACCGCCTCACCCCGCCGGCAACGATGCACTGCGCTATCTCGTGGTCGATGCGCATTGAGTCGATGCCGTTTAGGGGACGACCGGCCGCGCCCTCCAGGACCAGGCCGACGGCCCGCATCATCCGGCCGAACGGTTCAGGACCGCTCGCTGTCCCCCCGAAGGTCTTCAGCGGGCTGCCCTTGCCCCGTACGCGGCTCACGTCGTACACGCGGGCCGTGTGCTTGGTCTCGGGGTCGTGTGCCGTCCTGAGGAGGTCTCCGAGGGCCTCGGCCCATCCCTCACGGCTGTCCTGTACCGGGTAGGCCCCAGCCCACTTGTGGCTGTACTCCGTGCTGATCAGCCCAGCCTCAACGAGGTCGAGGTAATCAGCATGGTCCGGGTCGCAGACGATGTGGACGTCTACGGGGATCTTCAGATCGGGGAAGCCCTCGAAGTAGCGAGAGGAGTAGTTGGATCCCACGCCCCCGCCCTCTGCTAGCCTCAAAAGGCTGAAGGTGAAGTGTTCCTCTGGCTTGTCGCTCTCCCAGCCTGCTGCCCAACAGTTATTCAGCGCAAAGTCATTTACGCCAGAACTCTTGATGTGCCGGCCTGCTGGAAGAACCTTGAAGCCCCTCATCAGAGCGAGGAGTTTTTCACGCTCGTCGGGCTCAATGTAGCGAGCCTCAACGAGTGCAAGGTTTCCATCCACTACTCGCGCCGTGGTCTCTTCCCAGGTCTCCTGTTGCCCGTTGGGCTTGACCCTGGAATACGTCCTCTTGAATACGGTCTCAGCCGTCTCAGTAGCAAAGGTCATATGGTCACCCTTCGTAGGTCTCTGTTCATCTGCCGGGCCAGGGCATCGACGGCCCGGTTAGCGGCCTTTCGCTCTGCGTCGTCCCCTGCTGGAAGGCCGTACACGTACCTCTTCATGAGCACGGCCTGTGTCGCCTTGGGAAGCCGGTTGAGGCCCTTGGAGGCATCCATGCGGGCAGTCATCAGGCTGTCTGTAATTCGCGCCCTCAGAAGGTCGTCCTGGCGTCCGATGAGCCCAGACATCTCCTCATCCGAGTACACGAAGGTTTCGAGAGCCTGACGGGCTTCCTGTGGCGTGTAGTAGTACTGCCCGTCCTGCACGTCCCGTGCGTCTCGCTCTGCCGATGCGTACTGAGTGCCGACCTTCCGGCAGAAGGCGTAAACGAAAGCCTCATCCCCCCAGTGCTCTTCGAGTGACTGACGTCGTTCGTACGCGTTCAGCAAAATGCTTTGCTTGACGTCGTCCTTTTCGACTACGGCCCAGTTGAGAGCGATGGAACGAGCGACCTTGTCAGCCACCTCCGCCATGTGTTCCCAGTCGATCTGAGTCATGCTGTTTCCCCCCGCTTTGCGAAGCGCCCCCCAGCGCCTCGCGCTACCTTTCCGAACCGGGTACCTTCCACGACGAAAGAACCGTCCCGGCGAATGTCCACGGCAACTGGCGATACGTCGTGGTCTCCGACGTACAGGATTCCGAACCCTGCTTGCCAATTCGCAACCGCTCCAGGGCCGAGGTACTGGGCCTTTCGCGGATCCATCATGTGGCCGACCTCAAAGCCCCAACGCATTCCCCCGAGATGCGATGGACCGTGACGACGAATGCCGAGCCGGTGAGTGTGGCCCATCACGAGATTCGTGGTGGCCTTGCTGGCATGTCCGTACGCCGTGGTGCCGGCGATGCTCGACAGCCCCTTGATCTCGTGCCCGTGGATAAGGGCCGTATCCGGCCCCACCTTGTGGAACGGTGGGGTTAGGTCGATACCGAACGCATCGAACTCCAGGAGCTTGGAGAAGTGGAAGTCATCGGCGTACTCGGCCAAGGCCGGGGCCTTGGCACTCAGGTACGTTCGGGGCCGAAGATCGTGGTTTCCTTCTAGGATCCCGAAGGGGCCGTCATAGACGGCCCGGATCGGCTCCAGGACGCGCTTCTTGGTGATATCCGAATCACTGCGAACCTGCTGCCGATACTCGAACCGAGTTCCCTCGTTCCACCGGCTTGGGGTTTCGTAGTCGTTCAGGTCACCGATCTGATACAGCTCATCGGGCTGATAGTCCCCGATGAAGCCAATGAGGTTGTTGAGGGACTTCGGATCGTGATACGGAACCTGAAGGTCACTGATTACGACTACACGCTTCAAATGGTCTCCCCCGTTGCTGCTTCGTAGGCCTCACCCCAAGGCGTCTTTTCGTCCTGCTCCCCCTGAAAGGTTTCGAGGACTACGGCCGTTCCACGGTCGATGCCGCTGATCACTTCCTTGAGCATCTGCCGTGCGGTCCTGCCTTCGTACTTCCGCAGTTCCTCAAGCGGAACACCGAGTCGATGAAGTACGGCACCTACTCCACACCCAGCACTTTCCGGGTTTCCGTCCGCGTCGTTGTGTACGTAGAAGCACAGCGGCAGATTGATGTCTTCCGCGTCCTTCATGTACTCAGGAGCCGCGTACACGTAGGCCGGACGCTCTGAGACGATCTCCTTCAGCGCCGTACGAACTGCGGCGTCAGAGGTGGTGATCACTTCACTTCTCCTTTGCGTAGCACTCGACGTCTGCAATGACGGCAATGGCCTTTCCGGCCCCGTCGCCCGCTCGGGTGGTAAACACCCGGTGCCCGAACCCATCGCACTTGTCAGCGAAGTTGGCGAAGCCGTCCGGCATACTGTGAATGCGTGCCGGCCCGTCGTCCTTGTACTGCACCGGAGCATCGTTGTACGGCTCCGTGAGGGACGAACATCCGGTGCCAAGAGCGGCCACCACAACAACGGCCCCCAGGGCGAGGGCTGCCCGCTTCACGCCTTCTCCAGAGCGGGGACGCTGTTCTTGGTCTCGGCCGCGTACGCCCGGCCCCAGCTCCAGCCCTTATCCTGTTCGATCTGGATTCGGCGCAGAAGTTCGGTAACCCGCTCACTGAGGCCCTGAATTTCGAGTCGCTCAATCACGTGGTTGGAGCGCCATCCTTCGGACGCCTTCAGGTCTTCCAGCGGAACGCCCAAGCGGTGCAAGACCTGACCCACGATGCAACCGGCTTCCTGTGAGCCGTCTTCCTTTGTGTGGACGTAGTAGCAGGACGTATCTCCGTCGAAGATCTCCATGCGCTTGGGCAGCTTGTAGACCTTGTCAGGGTTCTCCGCGACCACATTGCCCAGCGCGGTCATGACCTGCTCGTCTGTCAGGTTGTAGCTCACTTGTCCGTCTCCTCTTTCTGAATCAGTTCGAAGTCCACACGGTGGATTGCGTGGGCCGGAATCAGCACGTAGTGCCCCGGCTCAGTCTCCTGACATGTGCCGTACTCCTGGAGCACATCCGCACCAGCGGAAATCTCTTCTTCGAGCTTCTCGGCGTCTACGTCCTGAGCGACGGAACTTAGATACTGCTTCTTACCGTCGGCGTTCTTGTACTCGATGGTCACCAGTACTTCAGCCACGGGCTTGAGCCTTCTCTACTCGGGAGATTTCCCGCTGGACGTACCAAGCGGCTTTCTTCAGGTCTTCCAGCTCCGTAGCCGGGTTCTTCAACCCCGCGCGGCTGAGGTACTTCACTGCATTGCCCCTGTTGAAGCTGAGAAGCTCGGTCAGGTCGATGACCTCGACCCCAGAGGCAAGCTTGTAGTGGGCCGGATGATTCACGACGTCTGTCGTGTTGGCAGGCATGATCTCGTCCTCCGCGTAAGCCAGGAAACGGGGCACGAAGCCCTTCCGCTTGATCTGAACTCCATAGGGGAATGGTGCGGTGATGTGGGCGTTCACGCTGTAGATGCGCCCCTGATACCCCTTATTGGTGCCAGTCAGGATCTCGACCTCATCCCCAACCGCGTACTTCATAGCCCGATCCTTTCTCGGAGGGCGTCACGGCCCTCAAGTGCATATGTCGAGTTGCTGTCCAGATTCCCCGCCATCTCAATGATTTTGGCGTTGGGCATCTCAGCAGCGAGGGACTCCATGAACTTGAAGCCGGCAGGGTCCTCAGAGATGAGGTACACCGTCTGATATCCGAATAGGGCAGGTGACCAGTAGTACCGCCATGTACCAGTGCCAGGAGCGCCCACGGCAGGGACGTCCACGGCAGCCCAGGTCATCGTGTCGAATTCCCCTTCAACGACCACCAGGAAAGGGCTTGGCTTGATCAGGGCTGATGTGTTGAACAACCGTGGGGGATCTCCGGGAAGCGTCTGGTACTTCCCGTGCCCCTCGTGGTGTTCCTTCTGCTGCGTCTCGAACAGGTACCGACCGTCGGCGTCCTTAACGCATCGATCGGCTACACAGCGGAAGCGAACCGTGGCAACGGACTCTTCTCCGCCTGCCGGCCGCAGGTACGGAATGGTCAGGTAACCAGTGAACCTTTCATGACCAGGAATCGCCGAACCGACGAATCCCAGACCGAACCTGGTTGCGACGTCTGCCAGGCCCCGAGCCTTGATGTAGGCCTGAGCCGGACTGCCCGGAAACATCTCGTGATACGTCCGAGCCATCTCCACCGAATTTGCTATGTGCGAATTCTTTGGCTTGAGGGAACCCAATGCCCTCCTCCCTCATGATTACTGCGTACGAGTCTTCCGACTTGTTGCACGCAAAGCAGTTCCAGCGCTGTTTGTCCAGATCCACAGACGCAGAGGGGTTCGAGTCAGGATGGTCCGGGAGGGGACAGGGAATCTTCACCCGCCCCCTCTCGGCGTTCGTTTCGAACCCGTAGAAGTGCGCGAGGACCCTGACAATTGAAGGCTTCTCGCTCACTGGGGTTCTTTACCAGTTAGCAGACTTCGGCCGGTCGTCCTCGAACTTGATGGAACCGGAGGCCTTGCCGTGATGAGTGCCCTTCAGACCCACTCGGCGAAGAACCGAGTAGATATGATCCGTGTGGCGTCGCGGGGAAGAGCCTCGGTTACCCAGCACGTTGCCAACCACGGTGTACAGGGCCTCAGCCTCCTCCGGAGAAAGCTCCAGGGTGATTCCCTTGATAACGGTCTCTTCGAGCTTCTTCGCTTCAGCCATCGTCGTTCTCCTTGTCAAAGGTGTATCGCGGTCCGAGGACTTTCCAAGCTGGATAGTCTTCTAGGTAATCTGCTGCCCGCCTGAGCACTTCTGGACGGTCCCTAGCCCCCCGCGCTAGGAGCTGTCCGTTGCAGCGGGCACAAAGAAGGCCGCGAACCGCCTCCGTCTTATGACAGTGGTCCACGGCCAAATTGGTCTTGCGTGTCTCCTGACATATAGCGCAGCGTCCGCCCTGGGCGTCAAAGAGTTTTTTGTACTCTTCCGCAGTCAAGCCATATGTCTTTTGGATTCTGGTGTTTCGTGCCGCCGTCCTCCTGGACGACTTGCGGCAGAAAGAACAGGTCTTCCCCCGAGGAGTAAAGAACTTCTCAGACCTGTTCTTACTGCACTTCTGGCACTGGCGGTAACCCTTTTTGGGTTCGGCCATCAGCCCCCCGTTCTCATGGCCCTTTCCAGTCGCATCATGTCCTTGAGTTCAGCGCTGGCGTCCACCGCAAGGAAGAGGTTGAAGATCGGCAGTGCCGTCATGAGCCCTCTGGAGGGGACATGGAGGACTGCGGTCCTGACTCCGCCCTTAGCGGCTGACGTGAGGAAGCGAGCGAGCTTGTGAAGGTGCAGGGCCCTGGGGTTCTGCACGTGCACCACGACTGCGGCCCCGTCGGTGTCCACGTCACTGAGGTCCAGCTCCGGGAACTTCTCTGCCAGGTCGAAGCCGAATTCCCTCGTGGCCGTGAATCCTCCGGTGTGAGGCTTGGCGTATCCCTTGGCCGGCATGGCGCACGTCTTCATCGTTGCTCCCTTTTTCCGCGCTGCTCAAGTGAATTTCAGACGTAGGCCGGAAGTTCTTCGTCGATCTCTTCCAACCGCAGATTCGCACGGTTCAGCCTGAATGACGCAAACGTGTTTCCGCTTGAGTCCTCAAAGCCCTCTCGGTTCTTCACCGGAGACGCGTGAATGATTCGCCCGTTCATGCCGTCGATTTCCTTGTGAAGGGTTACGACGAGAGCGGGAACACGGTGCACCTGGCCCTTAACGCCACTCAGCGGGATGGGCGTGATGCCGTCCGAGTGAGGCCCTGTTACATGATGCAGTCCAAGAACGTGAGCGTTCGTCTCACGGGCCATCTCAGAGAGGTACTCCATCAGGCCCTCAAGCCCGAATGTGTAACTCTCGGCGTCTCCCACGGCTCCCGTGTCAACGTTTGTGACGTTGTCGACGACCATGAGATACGGATTGCATCCGTATACCTCCAGATAGCACAGGAGGTGTAGCTCAATTTCCTTCTGTGAGGGCCTCGCAGAGAAGTTGAATCGGGTCCACCAGCGGTCCCCAAGGACGTTTGCGTACTCGGAGAAGTTGCCTTCCAGGAGTGCAGCCTTAACGACCTTGGAGTCATCCCCGGTAACCATGGCCGTAGCCCTGGATACTTGTGTTGCTGCGCTGCTGTCTGCTGAGAAGTACAGCACCGGAACGTTGGCGGACATTGCCAGGAAGAGAGCAAACAGACTCTTTCCTGTGCCGGGGCCTGCAACCACTAGTGAAAGCTCGCCCCGGCGAAACTCAACCTCAAGCCGCTTGAGCGACTTGAACGTGTTGGGGATCGGCTCCCCTGCCGCACCCCTGATGTCTACTGACTGCGCCAGTGAGTACACCGCTTCCCCTCCCTTCTAATCAAGTCCCCCGCGTCACCGCAACCTGAATTGCAGGGCCGAAAAAATCCGCCTCATCGGCGGGGGATCTGCTCTGAGCTTAGGTTGCCGGCTGCGTCACCGCAACCTGAATCTCTAGCGTTTTTTGAACGTGCACGCATGTGCAACGTCACAAAAACGACAACCGAAGCCCGGATTGGCCGGGAAGTCGCCGCGTTTCACGCCTGCGTCCATATCTGCGTACTTCTGCCCCACTTCATCCTCAGACACCGTGGACAGGTCTACCGGGCGACTAAGGCCGTTCCTCTTGGCCATGTACCAATCCCCCTTGTTGACCACCAGGCCCAGGGCCTTGCGCACGAGGATCGCGTACGTCTGTAGCTGGAACTTGCTCTTCGTGCTGCCAGTCTTCAGGTCGCGGATCCTCACGGAGCCGTCCGGCTCCTGCGGGAGCTGGTCAATGTAGCCCTGAACCTGCACGCCACCGATCTCGGCTTGTAGGTGCAGCTCGATCCCCTGCCGGCCGTCTGAAGCCTTCCAGAGGTCCGGACCGTTGTCCTTGGCCCAGAGGACGTACGCCTTGGTTTGTTCCCGTCCCAGGACGTACCGAGCTTCGATATCGGCCCCACCGTCCGGACCAGCCGTAAGCCACCGGTCTAGGTTGGGCTCCTTGTTGAGTTCGTGGTTAATGCGGTTCGAGTAGTCCTGACTGAACAGCTCAGCCGTGGACTCCGCATCAAGCCGTCTGCCTCCCTCCTCAAACGTCTCAATGGCTGAGTGGAAGGCGTTTCCCTGCATAGACCAAGCAGCCGGGCTAGGGGGAATCCCCTCAACCCGGCGCAAGTAATAGGCGTGTGCACATTTGTCTAGGTACTGCTCCGTCTGTGAAACAGACCTAGTCATTGTGCGTATGCGGTTGTATCGATCAGACAAGCACAGTCCTCCTCGGCCTTCCCTCGGGGCAGTCCGGGTGCACTACGTGTACTTGGAAACTGCCCGACATGGGCATAGCCGGATGTGGCTTCCCCCAATAGGACGTCTCCAGGATTCGTGTGCGCCACGGTTCCCCGACGTTCTTCCCCAACGCCTCCAGGGCGTCTATGTCCTCAGGGAACACACAATCTGACTCGACCACAACGTAATAAGTGCCGGCCCGCCGGGTGACGATCCTCGTCACGATCAGGCTCTCAGAGTGGTACGTCTCCACGCTCGACACGATCCGCGCTGCATGTACGTCGTCACTGGCCTGCTCCCGCGTCGCCCAGCGCGACTGAACCCCCCGACCAACCATCCGCCACCCCTACGTGCCGTGACGTTCGACTAACTTTCGAACGCTTGTGCGGTCGTTCCGCTCATCGACTGTAACCAGGCACTCACGAGATCGCTTACAGCTTTTTGATGTGACACATGTCACATCTTCACCTGATCTTCACAGTACAACCAAAGAAGGCCCGGACAGGTCATAGCCTGCCGGGCCTGGTCTTCTTGCTGCCGCTGACCTACTTGTCAGTAGACAACTGTTGCGCGCTCATCAGTCACGCGGCGGGTGCCCCGTTCGATTCCGCTTGGCCTTCCTCATGATCACTACGGCTCTCGTCCGGTGACTTAGCGTCAATGAAGCGTGACTGATCGCCGCCCTTGGCGCTCTTGGGCCACCTCACGACAAGGTTCCGGTCCTCGGGCGTCCGGGGCACGTAGGTGAAGCCCTGGCCGTCCAGCAGCGCCAGCACGTGACCATCCCTCACGCGGTTCAGGAACGCCCTCAGGTCGAGCTGGGCCCGCTCCGAGAGCTTCTCCCCCATCTGAGCCTGTAGGTAATACCTCAGGCCCCGGAACGGTGCCTGGTTGGTAAGTCTTCGCTTATCGGGGTGATTGGCAATATCCCAGGGGAGCACCGAAGCCACAGGACTATTGGGTCCCTTTAGGTGAATATTCATAGTTCGAAGCCTGTGATAAACCGCGGTTTCGTCGACACCATAAATGCTGGCAATCTCAACCCCGTTCATGCCAGCGGAAAGGAGCTTTTGCAATTCGAGATCACTTTCAGGAAGTGCAGCCACTTTTCTTTCCTTTGGTCTGACTGGCCTTCAGGGGGTTGGTCGGGCGTGGGTCACGCCCCCCTGGACGGACTGACGTTACCCATACCTTACTTAACGATCAAGGAGGTAGTTAGTATCATTTTGACCTGTGTGACCTAGGTCTCACTCTAGAGCCCCTCTGTCCGCAAGGCCACCATAGGACACCTACATACCTAGTGAGAGAAGAAGTAAGAGAGAGTAGTTAGCTCACTGTGACTTAGAGTGATTAAACAGAGTGTTGAGGTAAGAGTTACCTAACGAGTACGTAAGCGTCCTCTGAGAACTAGACCACTCCACCGAGAAGAAACCGCTTCCCCCTGTTGAGTCTCCCTGGATGGGCCCGCTTGGGCCCCAGGTAGAGAGCCGGGGGGGCCGTGGCCCCGGCGCTAGACCAGCATCCGCCGGGGCCACACCATCTCTCACGGCGCGGGTCCTGAAACCTGCCAGCACCTGAACTTTTGGTTACGACTTGATCTCAGCGCGGAGGTGAGCCGAGTGCCTCGTGCCGCTTCGATCTGTTACGTCCGAGGTTGTACCAAACGCACCACTTACCGGGGCAGGTGCCCCGAGCACGCTCCCCCAGCCTGGGAAACCGTCAGCGCCAGAAACAGACTGCGCGGTCCTGAACAGCGCGTATGGGATCGAGTGGTCCGACCAAGGGCCCTGGTACGGGACGGCTTCGCCTGTGTTCTCTGTGGAGCGCGTGAGGGCCTGGAGGTCGACCACGTGGTGCCAGTGTCCCGAGGAGGGAGCTGGACCCTGGAGAACGCGCAGACGCTTTGCCAGGCCTGCCACACAGAGAAGTCAGCAAGAGACCGGCACAGCCGGTAGCGGCCCCTAGCTCAGTGAGAAGAGCGGCGGCGTGAAATCCCGCAGGTCGATGGTTCAAATCCATCGGGGTCGGCAAAGGGGTGCGGTGAAGCCGGTGGGTGCCGCCGGCACGCGCGTAGGCGTGTGGTTGGCCTCCTGGGGTTCGAGTCCCCCACCTTCCCCCGGCCACTGGCCATTAGCTCAGTTGGTTAGAGCAGCGCCCTGATAAGGCGCAGGTCCCTGGTTCAAGTCCAGGATGGTCAACTAGGAGTGATTGACGGTCTTACTCCTATGTCTAAACTCTTCCCGTCCGCTAGCCGGAAAGCGTTACTCCCCGGCATTGCCTCCTTAGCTCAGTGGCCTAGAGCGTCCGCCTGTCGAGCGGAGGGCCACCGGTTCAAATCCGGTAGGGGGCGCGGCTGCCAAACCTCGTGCACGAGTTAGGGCGGCGTAATGACGTGTAGCTCAATGGCAGAGCAGCGGCCTGTTAAGTCGCGTGTTGCTGGTTCGAGTCCAGCCATGTCAGCGTAGAGGGTTCCCGGCATGAGCCTAGCGGGATAAAGCAAAGTGGGCGAGGCGGCCCCGCCCTCTTAGAAGTGGGGTAGCTCCCCTGTCTCAGCAAGTCGCCCCGATCAGGTGGCCGAAGAGACGCGCGTTTCGTCTAGTGGCCCAGGACTCCGGGGGTGACCCGGCAACGCGGGTTCGAATCCCGCCACGCGCCTACATTCTCTGTTCGTACAACGGAAGTACGCCGGGCTCTGGACCCGGAAATCGTGGTTCGAATCCATGGCGGAGAGCCTTAGCGGGATAGCGCAGTTGGTAGCGCGCCGGGCTCATAACCCGGAGGTCACGGGTTCGATCCCCGTTCCCGCCACTTTGGTTCAGTAGCTCAGATGGTAGAGCGGGGGACTCTTAATCCTCTGGTCGAAGGTTCAAGTCCTTCCTGAATCACAATGAATCTGTAGCTCAGTGGCAGAGCATCGGGCCTACACCCCGAGTGCCGGAGGTTCGAGTCCTTCCAGATTCACGGAGCAAGGGACATATGAGGGGCATGCACTCCCCAGGCGCTGTGAGACAGCGGCTCCCCTGCAATGGGACGTTGTGTGAAATGGAAGCACGCTCGGTCTCCAAAACCGAGAGGCGTTGGTTCGATTCCAACCGGCTCAGCTTGGCCCGAAAATAGCGCCCTGACCGGCGCAACGATAGGGCAAGGGGCAAGCTCACGAATGAGCGCCTCCCTAGTAGCCAAGGCTAGTCACCTTGGGGAACAGGAGGCGGGCCGGTGTAAGTCCGGCACCCCGCCATCTGGCTATAGCTCAGTAGGTAGAGCGCTCGCTTTGGGAGCGAGAGGCGGCAGGTTCGAGACCTGCTAGTCAGACCGTCCGGCCCCCCTCGGTGGGGGCCGTTGTTGTTACTACTACACGGGGGTTGATGCAGGGATGTACGAGGACGACCAGGCCCAGGACGGTCCACGCCTGCGAGATGCCGGCCAGCCCAACAGGGCTGAGCGCGAGCGAGGTTGGCGACAGGAAGCCCTCTTCGAGCTGGACGACCTTGCAGACCTGTACCCGGTCCTTCCGGTGGTGAGGCTGTGACCAGAGGCCCAGCACCGAAGCCCAACGCGCAACGACGCAACGTTCACGAGCACGCCCAGGAGCTGGCTCCTGCGGCCCAGCCGGGCCGGGAGCTTCCTCGGGTCCTCGGGGTCACCACAGGGGGCGCTAAACGCTTTTGGAAGACCTGGAGCACTTCCCCTCAGACAGTCCATTGGGTTGAGACCGACTGGGCTGAACTGGAGATCACAACCAAGCTGGTTGACGAGTTCTTCAAGGGCGACACCAAGCTAGCCGGGGAGATCCGGCAGAGGGTTTCCAAGTGGGGTGCCACGGTCGAGGACCGTAACCGACTCCGCATCAAGCTTGAGGAGCCAGAGAACGGCTCCGAAACGGGTGAGCCGACCGACGGCGCTCCCGAGACGCAGATATCCGATGAGGAGCTTTACAAGCTGCTTGCTGAAAAGTGAATGAGTGGTGAGGCTCCTTGCAGACCGGAAATCTGCCTGCGGGAGTCCCGAAGCCGTCTCAGACTCTCGGATACGGAATCATTCGTTGGGCACAGAAGTACATTGTCCAGCCGGATGGAGACCATGCCGGCGAGCCGTGGAAATTCACCCCTGAACAGCTCCGCTTCGTGCTGTGGTTCTACAGCATCAACCCTGACGGTACTTGGGCGTACGCGGCTGCCACGCTAAGGCGGGCCAAGGGGTGGGGAAAGACTCCCCTCCTTGCCGCTCTCGCCATCGTCGAGTTCCTCGGCCCCTGTCGCTTCTCCCACTGGGACGCATTCGGTCTACCAGTCGGCAAGTCCGTCCCCCTTCCTGTTGTCCAGGTCGGTGCTACTGCACTGGACCAGACGGAACAGACCATGGACATGATCCGAGGCATGCTCTCGGAGTCTCCTGCTGAATCTGAGTACGGCTTGGATATCGGCAAGATGATCGTCCAGTTCAAGTCTGGAAAGCCCGGCAGCATCCGCCCCAAGGCAACCGCGGGGCGGACTAACGAAGGTAACCGACCGACGTTCTGTCTGATGGACGAGGTCCACCACTGGGTTTCCTCGAATGGGGGCCCGGACTTCTACCAGACGCTCAAGCGGAATATTGAGAAGACCACCAAGGCCGGTTCTCGCTGGGTATCTACGACGAACGCCTATAACCCTTCCGAGGACTCGGTTGCTCAGATCATTCACGAGTCAGACATGGTGGCACAGGGCTTCTGGCTCTATGACTGTCTTGAGGGCGGGATTGACCCGGAGATGATCCGGGATGAGGAAGCCGTTCGTCAGGCCCTCATGGAGGCCTACGGAGACGCCTCCTGGGCTGACATTGACGGTCTGACTAGAACCATCCTTCATGACCGTACGACGCCTGACAGCACCTATTGCCGGTTCTTCTTCAACCAGATTGCAGAGTCCTCGGACGGCTGGATGAGCGTCTCTGAGTGGGACGCCTGCGCAGTCGAGCGAGACGACGACCCACTGATGCCAGGCGATCAAATCGCCATCGGCTTTGACGGAAGTATCCGGGGTGACTCAACAGGGCTCGTAGGAGCCAGGCTGAGGGATGCCAGGGTCTTCATTCTGGACGTGTGGGAGCGACCCGAAAACGCTCACGACGACTGGGAAATTGACGTCCTGGCGGTGGAAGCCGCTGTGGCTAGGGCCTTCAAGACGTATCGCGTCGAGTGGATGTATTGCGACCCGCCTTACTGGCAAGAGGCCATCGGCCGTTGGGCCATTGAGTACGGCGAAGACTACGTCTTTGAGTTCTGGACCAACAAGCCAACCCGAATGACACAAGCCATTGAGCGATTCCGCAGTGCTGTGACAGTCGGAGACCTTAAGCACGAAGACGAGCCCCAGCTAACCCGGCACGTTCTCAATGCCCAGGCCCGTGAAGTTCCTCAGGGAATCCTGATTCAGAAAGACAGTCCGCGCTCTAAGCGGAAGATCGACCTAGCCGTTTGTGCCGTTCTCGCCGTGGAGGCCAGAGCAGATGCCATTGCAGATGGACGACTCAAGATACGTAGGAGCCGCGTAGTGGGCTTCTAAGGAGGCCTGCCTATGATCGTGCCACCAGGAAGCCATACGGCTTTCATTGGTAAGCCTACGAAGCCTGATGAGTGGCTCTCGTATCTGTACGGCAAGGTTCCTGGTCCTAGGAGCCCTTCGGCTATCTATTCCCAGTACTACGAGGGTGAACAGCAGAAGCTTGCGTTCTCTCAGATGCGCTATAAGGCTGCATTCGCCAGTGTCTTTGAGCAGTGGCGAGACAACTTCTGCGGGATGATCGTGGACGCCACGAACGAGCGTCTCAACATCGACAGCTTCCGCATTCCAGGCGAGGCCAATACCGATAAGGACGCTCGTACCTTCTGGCAGCGCTCCTGTATGGACGCCTACTCCAACTCCGTCCACCTTGAGGCCCTGATCCAGGGCCGGGCCTACGTTGTTGTGTGGGCCGACAAGGACGGCGAGCCCACCATCACGCCTGTCTCCAACGACCGTATGGCCGTCTGCTACAAGGCTGGTTCCCTCTGGGAGCTGGAAGCAGCAGCCCGGTTCGAGATGGACTCCTGGGGCCGGCAACAGGTCACCCTCTGGACTGAGGAATACGTCTACGAGGTTGCCTACGGGACGACCGAATGGGACCAGGGCGTGAAGTCGCCCAACCCTCTTGGGATGGTTCCGGTGGTGCCATTCGAGAACCGCTCTCGCCTTGGGGGCGAGCCTTTCTCTGATCTGGCCAACTGCACTCCGATCCAGGATGCCATCAACAAGACCGTCATGGACGCGCTGACGGCTTCCGAGTTCGCTGCATTCCCTCAGCGCTTTGTGACAGGCCTGGAGATCCAGGAAGACGCCAACGGCAATCCCATTGAGCCGTTCAACGTCGGTCACGACAAGCTCTTGCAGGCTGAGGACCCTTCAGCGAAGTTCGGATCATTTGAAGCCGCTGACCTCAAGAATTACGTGACACTCGTTGACATGCTGGTTCAGCACCTTGCCTCTGTCTCCCGGGTGCCATCCCATTACTTCCTCGTGAATTCGTCGAACACTCCGTCTGGCGAGGCCATCATTTCGGCTGAGGCCGGACTAGTGGCAAAGGTGCGGGAACGCATGCTCCACTTCGGTGAAGCTTGGGAGAGGGTCATCAGGCTTTGCTTCGCCGTAAAGGGCGACAAGCGTAAGGACGCTTTCGAGATGGAGACTCGTTGGCGAGACCCCGAATACCGCACCGAGGCCCAGCACATTGATGCCCTGCTCAAGCTGAAGCAGCTCAATGTTCCTGAAGAAATTCTCTGGTCTGAGGCCGGTTTCACTGCTGCTCAGATCGGCTCCTTCCGCGAAATGCGTAAGGACGACGCTAAGGCGGCTGCTGAAGTACAGAAGCTCATGCCACAGCCAGAACCTCAGAACCCTTCTGCCTCCAAGCCCCCTCAGGGCAACTCCGGTAATGCAAATCGGAAGATCAACGAGGCCAAGTAGGGGCCCAAAGGCCCCTCGCTCTAGCTTGCCCGGTACTTTCGTACCTCCCTTTGCAGCCTCGTGAGTACCGGATCACTCAACTGATCCGGGAGGCTGTATCCACGTTTCTCCAGCCTATAGAAGAAGTCGTCCCAGTCGATACGCCCTTCTGCGTACCAACCGTCAACGACGGCATAGAGGTCTTCCAGCAGCTCAGATGAAATATCGGCCGTGGACTTGATTTCGATATCTTCGCTTTCCACGAGAAGCATGATGCATGCACATTCAGCAAGTGTCAAACTCCGTTTTAACCAGGAGAGTTTGGCGCTTAATTAACCGACCTGCCGAAATGGCCTAGGTCCCTTCCGAAATGGAATCAGATATGCCGACTGAGAACGAGCCTGGCCAGACTGCACTCGGAATCACTGAGGGCAATCCTCCCGTGACTCCTCCCGCAACTCCGTCAGTCACTCCCCCTGCTACCCCAACTCTCGAAGAGCTGACTGCCGATCGAGACCGTTGGAAGGTGCTGTCTCGTCAGAACGAGACGAACTACAACAGCACGCGGACTGAGCTTCAGCAGCTCCAGGCAGCCCAGGAGGCTGCCCTAGAGACCGCCCGTACCGAAGGCCGGACGTCCGCCCTCGGGGAGGTCGCTACCGAGCTGGTGACGGCTGAGCTTCGGCTCCAGGCCGTGACTGCCCAGGTTGAACTTCCTGACCTGAAGTTCCTCGACCTCACGCAGTTCAAGGGGGAGAACGAGCGTCCGTCTGCGGACGCCGTCAAGTCGTTCATCGAGTCACTGCCTAAGCAGGCTTCTGGGTCTGGCTTCCCGCCTCTTGCGGGTGCCGGCCACAACAAGGGAGGCGGTACCTCGTTCACGAGCACCGACCCCAGTGAGCTTGCCGATTACATCTCTGGCGGGTCCTTTATCTAGGCCTCTCCATACTGCTCAGCCCTCCACCTCTGGGGGGCTTTTTTTATGCCCTCTTGGAGGCTGAATGGCTACTCAGCATCACTTTAATCTCGATCCCGTACAGGTCACTATTGCGGCCCTCGGGATCCTTGACCGACAGCTGACCCTTGGTGGTCTTCCGGCTCGTTACTCGGAGCTGAATTTCCGTGGTGGTGTCGGTGACGTCATCAACGTGAACCGTGAGTCTCGCGGTATTCCGGTGCAGGCGGGTGGTATCTCCTCGCCCATCGTGAACCCAATCACGGGTGACAAAAATGTCTTTGCGGCTGCGTCGGATCGTCCGCTTCCGACTGCTGACCGTCGGGCCCCTAACGGCTTCGTTAACGAGTCCCGCTTCCCGGTCCAGCTCACCACGCTGGCTCAGAATGCGACTGCTCTCGGTATGGAGTCGGTGGCGTTCGACCTTCGCCAGTTCGGTGCTCAGGTTCTGAGCAAGCTGACTCGCGGTTTCGCCGAGTACTTCGACGACACGGTTGCGGCCTTCATCAAGGCCAACATCAACCGGTCCGGCCTCACTGCCGGGCAGAAGAACGCTGTTGGTGGTGACCTCACCGTCTCCATTCCGGTTGCGGACGGTACCGCAGCGAACCTGACTCAGCGTGCTCTGGGCATTCGTACTGCGCTGGTCGACGCGCGTATGAACATGAACCTGGCCCTGGTGCCGGCGTCTGAGCGCTATCTCATCGCCGGTCCTGAGGTTGAGGCAATCCTCCTCAAGGACCCGGAGTTTGTGGCCGTTGACTACAGCGGTGACACCAACGCTCTCCGTCGGGCGACCATCGGCCGTATCTACGGCTTTGACATTGTCGTTCACAACTCCTTCGGCCTGGAGATGTACCTCTTCCACAAGAGCGCGATGCTCATTGCGTCGGCTTGCCCGGCCCTGCCAATGGGTGCGGTAACCGGTTCCGTCCAGAATGTGAACGGCATTGCTACCCGGATGCTGGTGGACTACGACTACAACAAGAAGTCGGACACCATCGGCCTGGACACCATGTACGGTCTGGCGACTGTCAAGGAAGACCCAGATTACGCGGTCCGTGGCACCACGATTGGCGAGAAGTTCGTTCGTGGCCTGAAGATCTCGATCACCGAGGTTGCGACTCCCTGATTCCTTCTGACGACTTAGGGAGGTCGAATGCCACTGGCTACCGTTGGGGACGTGGCCGCCCGTCTTGGGCGGCCCGTTCCTTCGGATGAATCCCCTCGTGTTTCTGCTTTCCTTGATGACGTCACGGGCTTGATTGAGGACTACTGCGGTCGTGACATGGATCGCCGCCAGGACCAAGAGCTTGTCCTGTACGCCGACGGCGGTTGCCGTCTCTCTGTACCGGCTCGGTACCTGACGTTCATGACCGTCTCTGCGGTCGAGGTCGAGGGCCAGGCCGTGACCGGCTGGACCTTCAACGGCAAGCAGCTCGTCTACACAGACGGTCTCGGCTACTGGCCCGAAGGACCTGTGACCGTCACAGCCTCTTGGGGCTTCCCCACTCCCCCGGCCTCCCTGAGGGCGGTTGCCTGCTCCGAGGTCATGCGCTGGCTTGCCGTGGCTCCTGGCGTCGCCAGAGAGCGCGTGGGAGAGGTTGAGGTGGAGTTCTCCGGGACGTCCAGCACTCAGGCGCTCTCCGCCCTCACGAGGACGGCCCTGAAGCCCTACAGACGTCGAGGAGTCGGAGTCATGTCCCTCCGGAGGGAGGGCCCGCATGCTTTCGGCTACTGACCCTGTAGAGGTCTGGCGGACCAGCGCCAGGACGACCAACGCCTACACGTCCAAGCCCGATTGGAGCCAGGCCGTCAAGGTCTGGTCCGGCTTCGGTGACGTCCAGCCTGACAAGGCCTATGAGTCGTACTCCCCCGACCGAGACGTCTCGCAGGAACGTAAGGCCGTGTTCCTGCCCCTGGAAGCGGACGTGACCGAGGAAGACCGGATCTTCATAGACGGTGCCTGGTACGAGGTGGACGGGGCACCGAGACGTCACACCAAGACGTCCCGCCGGCACACGTACTTGGTGGTGTGGAGGTCTCTGAGATGAGTTCTCGTGCCAAGGTGACGTTTCGTAAGGGCTGGGAGAAAGACATTTACAGCTCCTACGGCACGAAGGAACTACTTGACCTTGCCGTCAAACGGATTGAGGCATACGCCAAGGGCGATGCTCCCCGAAGAACTGCTAGCGGTCGTACGTCCTGGAACTCGATTCGTGAACAGATCGGTTCTGTCGTAGCCATGGACAAGGACGGTTGGTACGGCGGGATCTACACCGAGGCCAACGACCGTGCACGGCACGCAATGCTGATTGAACGCGGCTTTACCGACAGAGGAGGCCGCCGGCACCCAGGCCGACGCTGGCTTAAGGGTGCCCTGTTGAAGGGGAGGATCATGTGAAGCTCGACCCTGTTGAGTTCCTGGTGTCCTACCTCAGGAACCATCCTGAGATCCCCTCGAACGCTCCCCTAGGCGACATGACGGAGCATGTGACCGGAGAGACCTGCATTTACCTGGCAGCCTCCGGAGGTTTCCGCGTAGTCCGAGACGCTGAAGACTGCGCACACGTCGAGTACGACGTATACGGCATGGACCGTAAGGCCTGCGTGGACCTGGCCCTACTTGTGAGAGAGAAGCTCCTAGAAGAGCTGCCCGGCCGAGCTGTAGCCGGGGCCCTTATCCTGGACGTGGAAGACATTGCGCTTCCGCAGTACTACCCGGATGACTCCTCCCGAGAGCACATGTACGGCGGAGAGGTCGCCGTTTACTACACCTCCGCCTGATCCCCTTTTTCGTCGTAGCCCTCCTCTCCTGGAGGGCTTTTTTATGCCCTCAGGAGGGCCTATGGCCAATGACGCTAGCAAGATTCGGTTTGCCCCCAATGGGGCTCTCTACATTGCTCCTGCCCCTGTTCCTGGTTCGAGTGGTGGGACTACTCCCCCAGTTGACCTGGGTACCGCCAACACGGTTCCGACGGGCTACAAGGCCCTCGGATACGTCGATGAGGGGGGCGTAACCCTCACCCCGGCTATCGAGACTCAGCCGGTCAATGCTTGGCAGTCTGCGGTGCCAGTTCTCTATAACGTTCAGTCTGCTTCGTTCTCTGTGAAGGCGACTCTTCAGGAGACCAACGAGGTGACCACTGAGCTTTTCTGGGGGGCTGAGTGGGTTGAGGTCATGTCCGGTGACCCGACTCCGGTTGGTACGGGCGTATTCAAGCTCGACCTTTCGAGCACGCCAGACCTCAAGGAACTGTCTCTGGTCGTTGACTGGAACCAGAACGCGGTTCGGTACCGCTGCGTGATTCCTCGCGCCATGATCTCCGACCGTGGAGCTATTCAGCTCAGCCGTACCGAGAACGGTAAGTACGAACTCACCATTGAGGCCATGGACTATGACGGCTCGCTTGGTTACGTGCTGACCAACGACGACATTGTTGATGTCACTCCCTGAGTAATGCCCTGAGCCGGGGCGGGGTTACGCCCCCGGCACTCTCTCTCTTATCCACACCCCAGGAGACCCCATGACCGAGAACACGCCTGCCCGTAAGACCACGTCCCGCAAGCCTGCTGCGCCGAAGGCGGCCAAGGCCGAGGCCCTCAACGAGGAAGTCTCCTTCGAGCACGCGGGTATCACGTTCACTCTCCCGACGGATCCGAAGAAGCTGCCTCTCACGCTCCTGATGACGGACGACGAGATCGAGGCCACGCGGATTGTCCTGGGCGAACGACAGTTCACCGAGTACCTGGCCACCAACCCGACGATCGAGGATTTCGGTCAGCTCGTTGACAAGATGAGCGAGGCTCGGGGCCGAGGTTCTGACTCGGGAAACTGATAGCAGTTGCCCGCGTGATCCGAGAATTCCATGATGAGCTTGAGGCTGATCTCCTGGAGTTCTTCAACGTCGATCTACTCGACGTCTGGCGCGGGCGACTCTCCATCCGCCGTATCGGCGTTCTGATTGACTCCCTCATGCGTAAGCCTGGCAAGAGCACTCTGCTTATGGCCATGGACGAGAGGGCCGCTTGGTCCGAGTCGGACTACCTCCTTGCTCGTGTGAGTGACGCACTTGAGCTTTCCAACTTCCTTTTCCTCAAGGCCAATGCCAGTGAGAGTGATGACCTTGAATTCCCAGCCCCCGTTACCAGGCCCGGCGATCCGGAGCCTTCACAGCAGCCCGCACCACAACCTGAGTTCGCCTCAGGTCAGGAAGTGGTGGATTTCTTCGGGCGTATGAATTCGCTCTAGGAGGTCCCATGTCGACCAGTGAACGCGGTCCAATCAAGGTAGGTACGGGTTACGTCGAGATCGTTCCAAAGGTTCTGGCTAAGGACATGGCCGAACTGCGGACAAAGATCACGTCTGAGCTTGAGAAGATCGGCGTCACTGCCTCCAAGGAAATGAAGTCGGCTGTCACCAAGGGTCTGGCTGGACTGCCGGCCGAGGTGGCTAAACAGGCTAAGAAGGCCAAGGAGGCTTCCGAGAAGGAAGCCGTCGACTCCAAGAAGACTCTGACCCGCATTGCCAAGGAGCTGACCAAGCAGTACGGCAAGGAGGCTGCGGAGCGCTTTAAGGAGTCTCAGCGGTATGAGGCCAAGAAGGTCAAGCTTGTTGAACAGACGTCTTCCGCAACGAAGAAGGCCCTTGCGGCGACAGTAACTGCTGAGGAGAAGGCTGCTAAGCAGACGTCCCAGCGCTGGGCTGCCGCCGAGAAAGAACGGGCTAAGGCTGCACAGCAGCGAGTCAAGGATTCGAAGAAGGCTCGTCAGCAGGAGGAGACCGACGCCGAGAAGCAGGCTAAGGCCCTCGTCAAGTACAACAAGGCTGTTGCCTTGGCGTACATCGAGAACGAGAAGCGCAAGCGCAAGGAAGCCCAGGCCACTGCCGCTGAGGAACTGAACTGGCGGAGAATGCTTGAGCGCGCTTACGCGGAGAACGCCCGTAAGCAGCGCATCGAGGCCGAGAAGACCGCTCGTGAAGAGGTGAAGTGGCGACGCACCGTCGCACAGGCCTACTCGGAGAACGAGAAGCGTAACCAGGCTGCTATCCGCGAGACCCTCCGCGTTCAGCGTCAGGCTATCCGGGAGCAGGTTGCCGAGATCAAGGCAATGGCGACCCAACAGCGCTTGGCCATTCAGGATCAGATCTCTGGTCAGCAGAGCGCAATTCTCGGGCATCGTGACGCTATCCGCACTCTGCGCCGCTCCATTGCGGACGCCAGTAGCGCGCAAACATCTATGTTCAGGAACACTCAGACCAACCTGAAGAACATGGGTACTTGGTTCCATGAGGTCGGAACGAGCATCACGGAGGCCGGAAACCTCCTCGCAACCAAATTCATTGCTCCTCTTGCTATGGCGGGCTCGGCCCTTACTGCCATCGGTGTGACCAACGCGGATAAGCGGCTTCTAGGTCAGCTCGGCCTGACGTCTGCCGGCGTGTCGACCAAGCAGTCTGCCAAGCAGATGCAGGCCATTCAGAACTACGCGATCAATACCCCGTACTCCATTGACGTCATGCACGAGTACCAAATGCGTCTCATCCGTTCCGTTGCTGGCTCGGATAAGAATTGGTACTCCAAGGACACGGGAGTCCGTACGAATGCCGCCAACAAGGCTGCGGGCAAGACCACCGATCTGATCATGGCTATCGGTGACTCGATGGCCCGAGCCGGAAACCTGGATCCTGAGCAGTTCCGCCGCGCCATGTACGCGATGGACATGATCATGGACATGGACCGGGCCCCGACCCGAAGCCTTAAGCAGCTTGCAGCGGCCTCCGGTATGCCTGCATCTGAGCTTGCTCACCTCCTGGGCTTCGAGAACTCTCAGGAACTTTGGAAGGTAGTCGGCACCCCAGCCAATAAGGCTAAGAAGGGTGTCAAGGCGGGTGTCTCCGGTACGGAGATCATGAACGCCCTCCTGAACTACTGGAATCCGAGCGAGTACAAGGGGACTCAGAAGGGCGACGGATCCATTGGGTTCGCCGAGAAGATGACCTCTGAGACTATCTCCGGTCGGCTCCAGCAGATGAAGGAACGCGCCACCTTTGAACTGGGCAACATGTTCATCAAGGAGGGCAAGGGCGGTAAGTACGAGTACACCGGCCTTGGCGAAAAGCTGATGGGCAAGCAGGTCCCTCTATACAAGACGGATCCGAAGGACGGCTCTCAGTCGATCGTCGGGTACCGGAATGAGGGCGGCCTCATCAACCAGGTTCAGGAAATGGCAGGGAAGTACGCGCCTGACGTGGAAACGTTCCTGGGCAAGTTCCTTGATGCCGTATCCCGCTTCACCACCATGATTGACCAGGTAATCGGATGGATTAAGGAATCCGGTCTGGACAAGATCGCTGCTGCTGTCGGGAATTTCCTGGTCCAGTGGGGTCCCCTGATCCTGGCCGTAGGCCTGGCTACCAAGCTCTTTGGCAAGGTGCTCAAGGTTGGCGGGGCTCTCCTCGGTCCTGCTCGTGCCGTAGGTCGAGGAGCTGTCTCGACATACGACGCTGCCCGTAACAGCCGTCAGGCAGTGCGGAACGTCGGTGACCGTCGAGAGGCTCGCTCCTCTGCCCGTCAGTCGGTCCTAAATGCAGGGGGCTCCCGTCGAGAAGCCCGCCGTGCAGGTCGTGAGGCTTCCAGGGACGTCCGTACCACTCAGCGGGGTGGAGACAGCCGCTCCACGGGCCGCAGGGTCGTTGACAGGGTCTTCGGTCGAGGTGCTGCGGACACCAGTGGAGATCAGCGCCAGATCCGTCAACTTGAGGATCAGATTGCTGAGGCTCAGCGCGAAGCAGCTCGACTGCGCGACGAGTTGCGTGACATCAACCGACAGACCATGCAGCAGATCGCGGGGGCCCTTGCCGGACATGGCAACGGTTCTGTCAGTGGGGCCGCTGCTGGTGCCGGCCAGGCTCTCCAGAACGCACGCCAGGAAGCCGGACGCCTCAACAACGTCAGCATCAACCAGCTCGATCAGGAGCTGATCAAGGCCAAGGAGAAGGCCGAGGCCCTCACCAAGGGACTCAAGGACGCTGCTTCCGAGGTCAAGACTCTGGACGGTCGCAAGCTGGGCTCTCTGCGGGCTCAGCAGGTCGAGACGACTACCAAGCGAGTCGGAGACCTGACCAAGGGCACGAAGGACGCTGACAAGGCGGTCCAGGCCCTCAACGGTCGTTCGCTGTCCGGGCTTCGAGGCCAGTTCACGGACACGACCACGAAGGCCAACGGCACGACCAAGGCCGTGAAGGACGTGTCCTCCGCAGTCGACAAGCTGAAGGTCAAGAGCCTCAAGGCACTCAAGGATCAGTTTACGAATGTCCACGATGCCGCGAACACGGCTTACTCCATCGTGGGTCAGGGAACTGGTGCCGGATCTCTGGCAGGCCGTATCGGGCTTCTCAATGGTCGCTCCCTGTCGACCATCAAGAAGGCAGTTGACGACCTTGCTAAGGCGCTCAAGAAGGCCCGTGACGAAGGTGACGGACTGGACGGAGCCCTTGACCGGATTGGGTCCAAGTCGCCCGGTGGCGGCTCCTCTGGCTCCAAGGGAGGCAAGGGGGGCAAGAAGTCTGCTCGTGGTGGTCCGGTATCTGAGGCAGATGTTTCGCGGTACGGAGTTCTCCCCGGCTACTCGCCGTGGGTTGACAACATCCCAGCGGTTCTCTCTCCGGGTGAGTCTGTTCTCCGCCCTGAGGTCACCAGTGTTCTCGGTGAGGACCGGATCAATACTTGGAACGCTATGGCTGTCCGAGGAAAGATCAGCCGCCACGCACGCGGTACTTCCGGGGGTGGCGGTCGGTTCAACCTGGACAACCTGAAGGAGCTGATCGACCTCCAGAACATTGCCCCTATCGGTACAGCGATGCTGGACACGATGAAGCTTGATTCGACTTCCGATCCACTCGGGGGAAGTACTCAGGCGGGCATTCTGGGGACCGGCGACGTGGCAGCCAACTTCGGTGGCTCTGTTGCTGCGGACAAGTTCAAGGGTATGTACGACTGGTTTACCGGCGACATTTACACCTTCGCCAAGAAGGTGCCTAGTTTCGTCGGTCAGATCGCCGGTATTCTCGGCGGATCCTTGAGCCCAGTCCTCGGTGACTACTTTTGGGATGACGTCTGGAAGGGCAACGGAAACATTGTTGACCGTGGCAAGAAGTACATGGGAGACCTGTTCTCGTGGGACACCCTAGGCAAGGTTTGGGAGAACCTCTTTGGTGGCGTCAAGGATTCCCTTGGTGCCGTCTGGGACACTGTCACCAACCCGTATGACTCCTTTACCGGTGCCGTTGGCGATATCGCTGACGTCGTGTCCGGCTCGTACAACAACCTCATTGGCATGGTTCAGACCGTGAAGGACATAAGCGGGTCCCCGCTGGGATATGCGGGACGCGTCTATGACAACTTCATGGAGGACGCTCAGGCAGCAATGCCGAACACCAAGGGACTCTTTGACTTTGACAAGGGCTCCAAGGTGTCGGGCAACATCCCTGAACTTGCCAACATGATTGTTGAGCCCGGCTCGGGTAGTGGAGTTCAGCGCTGGGCACCTGTCGCTGCTCAGGCTTTGTCGATGCTGAACCTCCCCAGCTCGGTCCTTCCTACGGTCTTGCACCGTATTGGGGTCGAGTCCGGAGGTAATCCCGGCATCGTCAACAACTGGGATTCCAACGCGAAGATGGGTACGCCGTCCGTTGGCCTCATGCAGGTAATCGGCCCGACGTACAAGCGTTGGGCTGGTCCCTTCGCCGGCACAGGCCCATTCAAGTACGGAACTTCGATTAACCCGCTTGCGAACATCTATGCGGGCCTCAACTACGCAACCCACAGGTACCCGAATACCTGGCAGTCAGTTCTTGCCGGGAACAAGGGATACGCCACGGGCACTCTTTCCGCTTCTCCTGGGCTGGCCCTGGTGGGAGAGAAGGGCCGTGAGTTGGTTGCCTTTGGTGGAGGTGAGCGCGTGTTCGACAACACGGAAACCGAAGGCATGTTGAACGGCAAGAAGTATGAGATCCACGTCCATGAGGCTCGCAGCGAGCCCACGCCTCAGGCAGTGCTGAGGGCTTTGCAGACTGCGGAGGCCCTTTACACGAACCTGTAAGGAGGCTCAATGCCAATTCCGGTACGGCCGAGAGTCGTAACACGACCGGTGGTGTCCTATGTGGTGCCACCGGTTCCGGAGAAGTGGGGCCGGACTAACGTCTCAGTGATCGGGAGGAACGGTGAGGGAGAGGAACTCTTCCTCACCGGCTTCCATGACGCTGCTTGGCCTTCCATCATCATGCAGCCTGGGGCTACCGGACTGGACATGCCCCCGTATGCACTCTTCTCCGATGAGTCCCCGAATCTCGACGGCTCTATCTACCGTTCGTCGCGTGCTGCTGCACGAGAGATCATGATTCCCGTATACCTCTACGGCATTGACCGTCCCTCCGTTAACCAGATCAAGCGCAAGCTGTTTCAGAGCCTTAACCCTAAGCGGGGTTACTGCCTGATCAAGTTCACTGAGGGCAACAACCAAACGCGAGTCCTCAAGGCCTATTACAAGGGCGGCATGGAGGGCTCCGAAAGCACAGACACGGCAGGCTTCACATGGGCTAAGTACGGCCTCACGTTCACTGCCATGGACCCTTGGTTTTACCCGGACCGAATGAACTCCTCACGCTGGGACTTCGGTCAGGGAGACGCTTTCCTAAGTGCAACCGCGGCCTTCTTTCCATTGCGCATTAGTCCGGGTGTCATGGGTGCCGGCTCCAACCTCATCATTGACAATCCCGGTGACGTAGAGGCCTGGCCCATCTGGGAACTGCACGGGCCCATCAAGAGCTTCACCCTTACGAGCCCCTACGGCGAAACCGTTAAGGCCTCTCCGCCTACCGACGGCTCTGACCTGGTTCCCTCAGACCGAATACTGACCATCGATACTCGCCCCGGACATAAGACCGTCAAGGACGACCTAGGAACTAATTACTGGTCCAAGCTCGACGCCAATCCAGAATTCTGGAGCGTCGAACCTGGAGAAACGAGCACAACAGTCAACGTCGTTACCGGTGCAGGCAAGGCCGCTGTGGTCCTCTCCTTCTTCCCCCGGTACGCGTCATTCGTATAGGGGGACCTCTTGGGGTATCGCGTTGAAGTGTTCGACAGGAACCTAAAGCGCATTGGTGAGATAGACGAATGGCTGTCACTTGACTTCACCGTGCGCCTGGCCCAAGAGGGCGTGTGGCAGCTCCTCGTTAAGGACGGCACTCCGCAGTCCGACCTGATCGAAAAGGGTGGCGGAGTAGCTATCTGGCAAGAAGGGGTCGATAAGCCGATTCTCAGCGGACCCGTGACCACTTTCCAGAAGTACTGGACCAAGCTGCAACACACGGGGCCTGGAAGCCTCTACATCGCGGGTAAGTGTCACAACACTCTGGCTTACCGTCGGTTGGCCTTCCCTGACCCCTCCAGGGCCGTTACAGCCCAGTACCAAGCCACGAAGTGGCAGCGGCAGGTATCTCCGCTCAAGCCGATGGAACAGAACATCTGGGAAGAGCTGAACCAGGCTCTTGGCCCTGGTGCTCGGACGGACAGGCGGGTTACCGGGTTGAATCTCGGGACAGAGCCCAGCGGGGCGGGTACTTCCTCTCAGACGGTCTCTGACTACCTGCGAATGGACGTCATCGGCTCCAAGCTAGAGGATTGGTACACCGCCAAGGGTGTTGCCTACCGCTTCATTTACAACGCGGAGACTCAGCAGGTCGACCTTGAGGTGTTCACCCCCCGTGACCTGTCCAAGGAAGTCCGCTTCAGTCCCGAACTCGGCAACCTTCGGGAATACATCTGGACGCTTAGCGCGCCGAAGGTCACTCGCGCCATCGTGGGGTGTGCCGGCGAACAGCGTGAACGCTACTACTACCAGAAGATCGATACGGCCTCAGAGGCTGAGTGGGGGATGGTCGTAGAGCAGTTCGTAGACCGCGCCGATATCCAACTCAAGGTGGATCTGAACACAGGCGAGGCCATCAAGAGCGATGCCGCCATGACCGCTGCTGATGTGGCAGACGCCAAGACGGCTGCTGTCGACGCAGCAGACCAGGTCTTCTCAGAGGGCGCTAAGGAAGGCAACTTCCAGATCTACCCCATTGACACTGCGGAATGCGCCTTCGGCAAGCATTACTTTGTTGGCGACAAGGTCACGGTTTCTGTTGACGGAACCGAATACTCGGACGTCGTCCGTGAAGTGACCATCTCCGTTGACGATGCCGGAAACACGAATGACGTGGCTCCGAAGATTGGTCAGCAGGGCTCGGGAGAGCCGCTGAACCTCTACAAGACGGTATCCGACATGCAAAAGAAGCTTCGTCGACTGCAAGCGAGGATGTGAATTACATGACTGAACTCAGCTTTCCGTTCGACGCGGATAACGCTAGCGGTGGCTCCAAGGTCGTGTCCCAGACACAGTGGCAACAGATGGCACTGGCGTGGGGCGGTGACCGTGTCGACTTTGCGCTTACCAATTCGACCTACCTCAACTCGACTCTCCCGTTTGCCACCACGCTAAGCGGCAGGAATGTGACCATGGCGGCTGGCGCTGCGTGGGTCGGCGGCTTCTACTACAAGCTCTCGGGATCCAAGACACTGACCATTGCGGCTAATGGAACCTCAAAGGCTCGGAAGGATCTGATCGTCCTCCGCGCTGACATGGCTAAGGCAGCGGTCACCATGGAGATTCTCCAGGGAACTGAGGCCACTACTCCTGTCGGTCCACCTCTTACCCGTGCTCCTGGTGGAGTTTGGGAAATGGCCCTTCACGAGGTCGATGTGCCGGCCAACAACGGCTCGATCACCACCGTGATCCGTAAGGCACCGTTCCCCGTACCCGGCACCGTGGCCTTCCCCTGGAACGCCGCTGTGAGCGCTCCTCTCCTGCCCCGTGGGTCTTTCAGCGTGGACATGGATAACAACGGCGGAGGCGTTCAGCAGGAGGCTTTCAACGGTCGAGACGGATACGTCCTGACCCGCGACCTCGGGAAGTCGCTGACCTACGTCCCCAACACCCTTTTCGTAAGCGGCTCCGTTCCGGAAGGTAACCGTCGAGGCCGGTGGCGTTGGGTTGCTCCTAACCTCTTCTGGTTCTCCGTGACCATTGTGAATGACTACGAGGATCAGGGCCTTGTTGTGTCGGGCTCCAACTACCGAGTTGCAGTGACCCTTCCGGTGAACGTGAATTCTAAGCCGACTCAGACGTTGGCCGGGTTCCTAAATAACCCTTACGGAAGCGGTGGTCTCCCACCCCTTCAGTCCGTTACTGCGTTTGCCAGCCCAGGAACTAACGTCCTGAACCTGTATGTGCAGAATCCCAACTCCCTTGCAGCAGGTATTTACGGACTGAAGCAGTTCCCTGCCCGCTCTTCTTTCTCCATCTCCGGGGTGCTTGAAGCCAATGTATTTAGTGAATAGGCGGTAACCAAATGGCTCGTAATCAGTACGGCGGTACGGCTGCTGACGTTGCCGAGGACGTGAACGGCGCACGCGTTCCCGGTGCAATGGGTACCGTCTGGAGTGACACGGGCGGTTCCGCAACCCAGATCACTGACCTGACGGACATGAATGGCAATGCGCTGAGTCAGGTCATTGCGGACGATCAGGGAATGATTCCGCCTTTCATGGGACCTGACGGCGTGGAAATCCTCTACGTCGACTTTGGTGGCGGTCGAGTGGCTATTACCCCCATCGACATTGGAAACCGTCTCAAGAACCACGTTGCCAACCTCGTTCCTGATCCGCACGGAGACAGGGCATACGCAGACGCCAACTTCGTAAAGCTCACGGATGCGGGCTGGCTCGTGACCCCGAACGGTAAGGCCACCGGTAAGGGTGTGTACGTCCCCCGTCAGTGGGGGGAGTTCTGGCGACCCAAGCGGGCCGCAGCGAAGGCGGGTACGGGTAAGGCCAACGTCGCGGTCATCGGCGGATCCTCCGCAGTCGGCTTCTACGCTTCGAACCTCCTCACCAAGTCGTGGCCCGGTGTCCTCGGTACGAGCCTCCAGGCCGTCAACGGCGACGGCGGTAGCGGCTTCGTCTCCGCCCTCTTCTCTGCCAGCGGCATTGCAGGCAACGACACTGCGGCTATCAACCAGTGGACCAGCGGGGGCGGCCTCGTGGCCCAGACGGGCACTTGGGCCATCGGTGGGCTGCCTGTAGGACCGGGTTGGGGCTACCTCTACACCTCGACGTCCACCAGCTCAATGACGTGGACTGTCCGAGGAACCTCCGTGACCATCTACACCCTTGGTGGCGACGGAGGCCGGTCCTCCTGGACGTACTCCATCGACGGTGCTGCGGCAGTCACCGTGACGGACTCGACCTCGACGGGCCTGACGGTCCTCAAGACGAGCGTTACCGGGCTGTCCGCCGGCACCCACACCGTCAAGGTCACGCACACGGGTACGGCATCCCAGTACCTCTCTGTCTGTGGCGTATCCGCCGAGATGAACTCGGGTGTTGTCCTCAACAACTTCGGCCGGAAGAACGCCAACGCGGGTCAGTACCTGCCTTCTGGCAGGGTCGGTTGGAACGGCGGTTCGTCCTACCCTGCCGATCTCCTGATCTATGGCGTGAGCCCACAGGACGTCATTGACGGCGTTGCCGTTGACACGTGGGCCTCCCAGGTACGTCAGCACCTGTCCCAGGTCAAGGACGGTGGCTCGAATACTGGTGCCACCGACATTGTGTTTGTCCTGCCACACATCGGCCAGGCGGACGCACAGGCCTATCGCTTCCAGGACTTTGCTGACCGCACTTACGCCCTGGCCAACACCTTTGAGGCGGCAGTGGTCGACTTCTGGAACCTCGGCCGTAATAGCTGGAACTTCTTCAACTCTCTTGGCTACTGGGGCAACCAGGCTGCACCAGGCTCCACCGGTACGGATGCCGTACTTCACTCCGATGCAGGTCACTCCTACATGGCGGGAGTACTTACCTCTCTCCTCAACAGCTAATAGGAGGCCTCATGGCTAATTCTCAGATGGCACAGGTTATTGCCGTTGCTAAGAGTCAGGTCGGTGTACGAGAGGGATACGTAGAGGGCGGGTGGAACAACATCACCCGCTACGCACTGGAAGTGCCCGGCCTTACATGGGCTCAGGGCCAGTCCTGGTGCGCAACGTACACTTCGTGGGTTGCCATGCGTGCCGGCGTCGCTTCACTATTCCCTCGCACTGCGGATTGCAGTGCTGCGGTTACGTGGTTCACGAGTGCGGGACGCTGGAATTGGTTCCCCGCTCTTGGTGCACAGGTTATGTATGGCTCCTCAGGCCAGGATCACACTGGAATCGTAATTGCCTACGACGCGACTTTCATTTGGGCCGTAGAAGCGAATACAAACGACAACGGTTCCGCAGAAGGTGACGGCGTTTACATCCGTAAGCGTCGTCGTGCGGACGCGAATGTCTACGGATACGGTTTGCCTGCGTACGCAGAGGGCATTTACACGGCCGATCCCGCTAAGAAGGGTGTCTCTGGCTACATTTACCAGGCCGCTCACGCGGGACCAGGTCCAGCAGAGCTGACTTCTGGTGCTACTGCGGTTCAGAACTTTGTGGCCGAGACTGCCACGGTAAACGGTGCCATCCACTCTGGCCGGAACTACATTCAGCAGAACGACGGCTCTACCGTCGCCCTTGAGATCGTGGGATTCACGACTGTTGGCGGGACCCCTCAACTCGTCCTGGTGAAGGACGCAGACGGAATTGCCCGCTTCGAAGTCACTGCGGCTGGTCAGATCATTCACCGAGGTCAGTCACTACACACCAGCAGCCTTCAGATTGGGTCCGCTACAGCGGACGTCGGCGGAGGTGGGGGCGTGGTCGGTCTCAAGAATGCTTCACCTCTCCCGACCACCAATGCCTCTGGCGGAGGGATCCTCTACGCCGATAACGGCGCGCTCAAGTGGCGAGGATCAAGCGGAACTGTAACCACGATCGCCCCTGCATAAGCAGTAACCCCCACACACGGGAGCCCTGACACACGGCAGGGCTCCCTTTCTGCTGCCTCCAGGAGGCCTGATGAACCTTTCGCATTTCTTCTCCTACTCCGGGCCTCTGACGACTTTCATTGCTGCCGCTGTCGTGATCTTCGCAGCCTTCCGAACCAATACCGCTCGGGTTTGGAAGGAGGAGGCCGAAGCGCAGAAGGCACGAGCTGAACGACTTGAGAACGATCTCAAGGAGATTAAGCAGCGCCTCACACACATTGAGCGGGATAACGCCCGCCTTATCCAGCTTCTCACTTCTCTCGATCCCGTACGTCTGGCGACTCACCGCCTGACGTCCAATACCCAGGAGGACTAATGGCAACCACTTGGATTCCCGGCGCTGAGCGTCTCGGGGACGGCTCTATCGGCGGACCCATGGACAAGCCGGATGCTCCCGCACGCGTTGTGTGGCACAGCACCGAGTCAGGTCACGGCGACGCTTCCTTTGAGAATGTGGCTGACTACCTGATACAGAAGGCCTCCGAGCCACACATCCTGTACGACCCAGTGACCGACCGAATCGGGCAGTACGGCCCTCTCAACGAGAGTGCTCGGGCCCTCAAGAATGACGGCTCCACGCGTACGAACCGCGTAGGCAAGGCGTGCATTCAGATTGAGGTTCTGGCCCGCGCCGGCACCCCGTTCACGGGCTACTGGAAGCCGGGGAAGAACTTCCGCGCCCTGATGGCTGCAATCCGTTCTTGGGGTATCCCAGACGCGTTCCCCATGGGTAACCCTCCTAAGTACCCTGGCGGTTCTACTCGTGACCGTTCCATCTGGCTTACCAAGGGCGGTCACTTCTGCCACGCCAACATTCCGGGCAACGATCACGGTGACCCTGGCGAGATCGACGTCAAGGCCCTGTTTGCTGCGGCTCCTAGCGTGTCGACTCCAACCAAGCCGACTACGCCAGCGAAGCCAGCCGTTCCGGCGTTCCCTGGTGCCGTGTACTTCAAGCCGGGTGCCAAGAACAAGTACGTCACTCAGCTTGGCAAGCAGCTCGTGAAGAAGGGTTACGGCAAGTTCTACAAGGAGGGTCCAGGCCCAACCTGGACGGCCGTAGACCGTGCTGCGGTTAAGGCTTTCCAGCTTGCTCACAAGGAGCTGAAGGGGGATGCGGACGGTTACCCCGGTCCGCTCACCTGGAAGATGCTGTTTAGCTGATCCTTCGGGGTTCTTACAATATGAGGTGATGCAGTATCAACGTTATCGGTTCGTTTCTTTCGAAGCACGGTGTGCGAATCTTCGCCGTGCTCTCGGCCCTTGTCCCTGCCCTTGTCCTGGTCCGCCCTGATATCCCGTGGGAGGCTCTCGTGAGTGCCTCTGCGGCCCTTCTGGGGGTCGGTGTGGTCGCGGCCTCCCATGAGGACGGCAAGACCCTCAAGGCCCTGTATGCGGATTCTCCCTTTGAGGCTGAGGCCTCGGGCGAGTGACTGCCCCCACGTCTTAGGCGGAGGGGTCCGCCTAGGGTGAGAGAGAAAACAGAAAAGCCCCCTGCCGTCAGGCAGGGGGCTTTTCGTCGTTTGGGGCTAGAACCTTCCAGACTGCTTAAGGTCCTGTATCTGTTGCTCAGCAGACCGGCTTATCCGGACCATGGCCATGATGAGGAGGGCCGTAGCCACCACCCCACCCACGTAGATTCCCCAACGGGCAACGACCCCGATTACGGGGACGTCTTTAACGAACATGGCGAAGAGGAACCAAGCAATCCCACACGCAGCCCAGATCTTCCCCACCCGTTCGAAAGCTTTGCTCCGATCCTTGCGGATCTCTTCAGTGCTCTGGTAACGCAAGATCCCCCCTCTGACGAACGAAGGGGGATCATCTCAGAGGGCGACTGGGGTTGTCACCCTCTCAGTGCTGGCAGGAAGAGTGTCCGTCACTCCCACACTTGCCACACGGAGCCGAGTGATACGCCGTGTCTGCCTTCTCTCGGTCTCTGCGGCAGTTCAGGCAGAACTCAGACCGCGCCTCCCTGACGGGGACCACTTCCTTCAGAGCCTTACCTAGACTGTCAGGATCCTTAGAGGTCACTGCAATCCCTTACTTCCCGTAAACCCTGAGGATCTCGTGCGCCCGGAGGGCGTTCTTCGAGAGTTCGTAGAGGGCAATAGACAGGTCCCCGAGTGTCTCAGACTTCTCCCATGCCTCCGTCATGCGGGCAGCGTACTCCCGCAGGTCTTCGGCTGCATCCGGCTGCGAGGCAGACAGCTCCTCGGCAGCGGCCTCGATCTGTTCAGCAACATTGCTCATCGGTCGATCTCCTTGTCAATGAATCCGGGGTACGTGCTCACACCCAACTCTCCCGATCCTTCTCGTCCTTCTCGTAAGCCTCCCGGTAAAGGGCCCGGTGGTGCTTCACGAGTTCCTCAGCCTGGTTCTCGGTGTCGATCTCGTTGTACTCGTCCGCCAGGAGAACAAGAACGGCCGACCTCTTGTAACCCTCAAGCTTGGCGTTCAGGATTCGCTGACCCATGTTCCGGGTGCCCGGCTTGGACAGCCGGCACTCCAGCCCGCTCATGGTGCAGAGGATTGAGGAGTACGCCTTACCGTACTTCTCAGTAAGCCTCTCCGCGAAGTACTTCCGTTCCTGCGACACCGCGTTCACTGACTGCCCCTCCCTACACAAAGCGGCCCCGCCCCCATTGTGGGGTACGGAGCCGCCTGCCTGCTGTCGTTTGTGGGTTACGCGTGAGCCTTCTCGTACGCCTCGCGAACGGGGGCCGGGACACGGCCTCTGTCGGAGACCTCATAGCCGTTCTCCTTGGCCCACTCACGCACGGTCCCTGCGTCCGGGCCGCTGTTGCTGCTGGGCGTCCTGGTGGCCGCCGTGGACGGCTTGCGGCCCGGTCCCCCGGACACCTTCCGACCGGCCTTGACGTAGGCCTCAAGGAAGTTCCGCAGCTCCTCCGCGTTGGAGTCGGACAGGTCGATCTCATACGACTTGCCGTCGAGCCCGAAAGTCAGCGTCTCGTGAGCCTCCCCGCCGTTCAGGTCGTCAACGAGGAGAACGGTCACCTTCTGAGCCATGTTCGTTCCTACTTCCGGGTAACTGTGTTGCTGCGTGGCTAGGTTATGAGAACACATACGTAAGGCGTTCGGCACCTGTTTTGCCGAACGCCCTTCGTCGTGCATGTGGTGTGGAGCTGATTAGAACATCTCGTGCACGTTGCACGCATCTCCGTCGGAGGAAATGTGAGTCCACTTCCGGCAGATCTGTGCGTACCTTCCTTGCACAGCACGAGACTTGACCGATCTCGTCTGCGGCATACCAGACGGAACCGCCGTAGGGCGGCCCTCTTTTGCCTGAGAGGTAAGTTTCACGCGTCACGCCCCTTGTCACGTCGTCGTGAGCCATCGATCTACGAGACTCTTGAGCTGATCTGCCGTGGCCATGTTGTCGCCGGCAACTACGCGTTGGCAGCTTCCCCAGTACCCGTCAACGCAAGCGGTCGACCCGTCCAAGGCAAGTGAGACCGTGTACACAACGTTCTCAAACTTGACATTGATCAGTTTGCTGACTGCCGAGTTGTAAGGCATGTCGTACAGGTGGAGCCAGCCGGACCATGCGGCCCGCTTCAGGATCTCGTCCACGAACTCACGCGGTAGCGTGACAGTTCGCTTCGTAAACCTGGTCCCCTCCGGGGTACCGCTGAGACGTCTGGTCATTCGACCTCTCTTACGTCGTTTCCACTTTGGTCACCGGAAACGCCTCTTCATTGTGCGTGAGCGCTTCTGAGGGCTGTTACCGGGCTTGGGCCGTCTCGTTGGCTGACCCTTTTCCTCGAACACCTTGCGGTCAGTGAGGATGACCTCCCATTCACCCCACTGATATCCGAGCCGGATCGAGTGGGTAGCAAGCTGCCCGAGGTATCGCAGGCTTTTTGCGTGCCCCATCATCGCTCTAACTGCATCGTCGTAATCCCCAACCGCCTCAAGACACTCAAGGTCTTGAGGCAGGTCCCTGAACTTGGGGGGCTTAGACGTCGGCTCGTTACTCATGGGCCCGTTCCATCTCCGCCTTGACCTCCTCGGCCGGAACGAACCGCGAGTTTCCGGGGGCGAGGAAGCCGACTACGCGGCTTGTGTCCCGCACGTGGTACACGGGCAGACCGAACGAGGCAGGCACGGTCACACCGTCCACCTTGACCCCGGCAGGCTCCTCCAGACCCTCGACCTTGAGCCCCTCGGCGTAGGCCTCAGCAAACCGTGCGCTCGCATCTCGTACGGCCTTGAGGGTCGACGGCTTGACGTCGTCTCCCGGAGCCTCCAGGTACCCGTTATCGGTCTGGTCAGACAGCCAACCAAGGGTGTAGAGGCTGACCTCACCGGAGGCACCCTTACCGGTCCACTTCAAGGCGTCCATCTCCGCCTTCACGGAGGGCCGTTCCGACTTGTCGGACCCCTGCATTACGCCGGTCCCGTCAAGCCACTCCCTGAGGCTGTTGGGGATGCGGATGGGATACATGATGGGGGTCTCGTCGCTCACTTGCGTTCCCTTCAGGTACTGGCGATAGCGCTTGCCGCTACCGCCTTCTTAACACTCCGCTGTGACACTGCCTTCTGTGCGGCAGGCTTGGCCACCGACTTACGAGGGGCCGTCGTGGCGGAAGTCGTCTTGGCAGCGGCCCTCTTGGAGGCCGTGCCCCTGGTCCTGGTGGTGGTCGAGCTGGGGGGCGTAGCGGCCTTCCGAGGTGCCGGCGGACGCTTTGCTGTGGCCTTGCGGGCAGGAGTCTGCCCCTTCGCTTGTCCCTGCGCCTGCCCGTGTGCCAGGAAGTCAGTCAGGCTCTTGCCTGCGTTCTCCGCCTTCCCCGCCCACTCCGCGTAGAGCGTCAGCAGGGCCTCAGCCTCAGCCGGTCGCGCGCTGGGGACCACGGGAGCCATGGGCTCGGCGGGGGACGCGGTCTCAGCGACCAGACGGAACTTCTTTGGCTTCGCACCGGACCGACCCGTGTTCCGAACCTCGATGATCTCCACGTCCGGCATGCCCTCCGCCGTCCGCTCGATCTCCTCGGCCGAGTACCTGCCCGAGCCAAGCGACCGGTACAGGACGGAACGTGTTGCCTCTCCCCCGAGCTTGTTGAGCCATCGCCGAATCAGGTCGTCCAGAGGCGTAGCCGTTCGTGCCTGATTACTCGCGGACAGGTTCACCAACTGAGTGACACTGGCAATCGAGTAATCCACAAAGTGGCGTGCGGCCTCAATCGCTTCTCGCGGAATGACCGTCTTTCGATTGGCGGCAGTCAACACAGCCGCAACGCGCCAGACCTGCTCTGCCGACCGCTCAAAGAAGGATGCCAGCACTTCCGGAAGTTCCGCGTTCTGCTCTTCGTAAGTCATACGCAGTTCATCGAACCGCTTACGCGCCGCAGAGCTAAGCGTCATGACCCGCTTTTCCTTGCGAGCCCAGTCATACGCCAACTTAAGTGTCTTGGTAGGCGTGTACTGGAAGATGGGCCGCTCCTCCCCCTCCTCCGGAGAGGGCAGGAACTTACTCCGGTGAACCAGCACGGGCAGAATTCGGTTATACGATCCGCCGAGAGCCTCCGTATCGGAGATGTACTTAGCCCACGCCCCCGGCTGAATGTGCGAGTGAAACCCCAATTGCGGGTTATCCACGCGCTGTTCGTCCCGTTCCCCCGGCTTCTTTCCTTTGGTCGTGTTGACAACCGTCTTACCGTCCCATGCGGTCCGGAAGTTGCCAGAGAAGGTGGGGCAACGGTTCGTGCGCCGTAGCTGGTTCTGCCACTCCTCCTCGATCACGACCAATCGCCCGTCCGGACCGTCTTCCGTCGTAAGACTCTTCTCATACTGCTCGTGCAGAGCGTTGATGAGAGAGGGACCCGACGAAATGCCTTGCCTACGGTGATGGTTGAGGAATGCCGACAGGGCAGGGTCCAGAATCCATTCAGCGGCCTCCAGGGCCGTTCCCTTGCATCCCAGGGACGAACGTCCCGCGAGGGCCGTCCACACCACTACAGGACGCCCGCCAGGCTGCGTTACGTGCCCGTTGATAGCGGCCGAGAACAGCGCGAGAAGGGCCGCATGCACTCCGATCGGATCCGCCTCCGTGAAAGGCTGTGAGCCCAACACTTCCTTGCCAATCGGCCCGTAGGCCATGTCCTCATATCGTCCGTGCGCTTCCACGTTGCCTCTCTCTAGTCCGTTAGGTTGCACGTTCACACTGAATGCGTGAGCGTCCATGGTTAGAGCCGGATACGCATCATCCGGCTCACCCCAAAGCAGCTCAGCTTTCACGCGGGTGGGTGTACTGCCTTTACACGACCGTCAACGACAGCCCAGTAACCGCCCGTGCGGGCAAGTTCCGAGTAATCCGGGTCGTACGTCGTCCGGCACTTCAGCAATTCATCACTGCTGCACTTCCAAAACCAGCGCTGAGCGCCGTCGTCCGTGCCGTTGTCAGAAACCCTGGACCTCAGGCGAAAGTGTCCCCAGAGGCAGTACGGGCACTTGACCCCTTCCGCAATGCGTTCGGGCCCGTCCGGCTTCCCGCTCACGCGTCCTCCCGCCAAACCCCTATGTAGCTGTCAGCGTTACCCTGAACAATCCACGTGGGGGCGGCCCCGTAGTCCTTTTCCCAGCCGTTCGGCCCGCGCTTGTCCGGGTAGAACGAATCCCGGTTGAACAGAGCAGGGGTGACAGTTTCGGGATTGAGGACAATCCCGTACCAATACAGCACGTCCTTAGGCCCACCCGAGTTGTACCCGATGAAACTGCCAGGTTCCCCCCGCAGTTGGACGTGTAGGCCGAAGAGGTCGTACACGTCCCCGTCTTCGACCTCACTCATGAGGACTCTCATGAAAGCCCGACCGATCACGCCCTTACCTCCACGATCCCGACTGCCGTTGCGTGCGCCGGCAGCGCAACCCTGTATCGCTTCATTTCGTTCCCACCCTTTCCAGCACAAGAGCCGCGCGACTGGCTCTGTAGGCCTCGACTGCTTCCCGAACCAACGCCCTTTTAGCCTGGCAGGGGCAGGCGTACCGATTGGAGGCCACCCCCAGGGCTTCAAAGGCCAACCTGAGAGCTTTCATGCGCTCCCTGGGGTCGGGCAGTCTTGCAGCCTTCCACGCGCCATAACGGGCCGCGTAGACGTCCTCGTGCCAGTCTTTCAGCCTCATACTGCCTCCCCTTGTATCCAGCCTTCCAAGTGCTGGGCAATACGGGCCGTCTGAGGACGGCCCGCAAAGCTCACCGCTAGGCCTGGCTTGCGAAACGCTCCGTTGTCCAATCCCAGCCCCACTCAGTGGAGAAGTGGGCTGCAAGGGAGATGGGATCGATGACCCAACCGGACCCGACCATCCGGTAAGGGCTCAGGCACTGCCAGACCATCCGGTCAAGCTCGATAGTCGGCAGAGACGCCCCCGGAATAGGGTCGGACGTCTGCGCGTCCCATGCTCTGTACTCCTCCGTCAGCTCCTCGTTCTTGAGTACGATCCGAAACCCTCGTTCGCCCCCGGTCCAGTAGACGTACACACGCAAGTCCAGAGGCTCGCGGATGATCCCGACTGCCACATGAGTTGCCGTGTCTTCCGTGACGTGATCCGCCATGCTGTGTCTCCCCTGTAGCGGGGAGGCTGTGAACGCATCCCACAGCCTCCCGACAACTAGCGTGCGTTGTTGAGTGCTTCGATCGCCGTTTCCCGGATTCCCTTGGGCAGGCACTTCGCGTGTCGCCGTTCACGGCGCATGTGGCTGTAGAACATGACGCCTTCCCAGTTGTCACCGTCCTTGCATCCGAGGAGGCAACGCACCTTCCAATGTGTGTCGCTTCCGGGGTAGGCCGCGAGCGGCTCCCAGCCCAGTTCCTGGATACGCTCCAGCGCTTTACGCGCCGCCTCTACGTTGCGCTTGCTGGCACCCGTTTTCAGCACGGGGTCAAGCTCGGGAAGTTCCGGGGTGTTCTCGTTCATCGTGTGTGCCTTTCCGTGCGTCAGAAGTCGTTGGCGTGACGTCGTGCGTGTATCAAGTCGACTCGCCCGTCCGGGCAGTGCGGGCAGGGAACCGAGTCCTCACGCTTAGCGTCCCGCACAGTGACCTTGACTTCCTTGCTGCACGCGCCACAGTCCATGGGAACGATCTGCGTGTATTCGTTGAAGTCAGCGTCTCTGTGCGCCGCGCACAGCCCGTTCCCGCCGTACCCGTGTGAAAGGTTGCCGTGCCAGCAAACGGCACAACGAATGCCGTTGCCCATGGCTTCCGAGCAATCCGGGTCACGACGGGGAGGGAATCCCGTAGGGGTGTTCCACAGCTTCATAGGCGTAACCTCCCGACGCCTTTTGATGCGGGGGCACTTTCCGTTGCCCGTGTGCACGTGGTGCTTGTGGTCCGGCTCGCATTCGGGCCGATACCAAAGCCAGTAGACGTCAAACGCAAGCGGGAACCGCTTACGCTGGGGATCGTCACGCCTCTGCCAGGACGCCCACAAACTCCAGATGTCTTCCGGGGCGAGGCACACAACACCCTTGCCAATCTCAGAGAAGGCGGAGCCGTCCGACTCGGCTTCAATCGACGCCCAAGCAAGCGTGATTGCGTCCCGCTCACTCGCGGCCAACACCCAACGGCGCTTAAGCATTACTTGCAGTCCTCCCCACAGATGGTCTGCGCAAGAGGCATGACAGTGCCGTTGTATCGACGCACGTGGCGGCGGACGGTACCCGCCCGAGAGCAACGCACGCAGAGCACTGCGCTAACGAATCCGTCCGACGCAAGCACGTTGGCCGTACTGCCGCACGCGTGCCCCTCACATGCGTGCTTGTAAAGGTTAACCTTCACTGCCATACCTCTATCCGTGCGGTCCCTTTGCCTGTTGCTAGAGACTCACTGAGCTAGGCATAGGTGATCCCGCCCGGATATCCGAGTGACCTTCCTATGCCATGCCCAGTCAAGCGCTAGTAACGGGTCACGCCGTTGTTCCCCAGGTACTCCACAGACGGAGTCGTACCGGGGCCGAGTTGCTTAGTGAACTCACGGGCAGACGCTTCCGCCCGTTCCTGGGAAAGCCAACTCGACTTGACTTCCGCGTACGGTTCACCGTCGCGGCCGGTCCATCGGACAACCACGTAATGCTTCCCCACGGTCACTCTCCCTTGCAGATGTGCCCGAATCCGTCCATGCCGTCCCGGCATGCGCCATCCATGAAACCGTCATTGAATGCGTCCACAGTCGCGCTGAACACACGCGCTTCCATGACGTGATTCATGATTCCGACCGTAAGAACGGCCGTGATCAGTGACGCGATGATTGCGATTACCGCTGTCCTCACTACGCCCCCCGATCTTCCTGGATACCCTCGCCCTTGCATGCAGCGCACTCACACGAGTGCACGACGTGCAGTTCCCTGGGGTAGAAAATGGCCTCTCGGTTCCACGGGGAATCCGTCTCCCACGTAAACCGAACCTTGACCATCTCGTCTCCGAACGTGTCGACGACGTAGGCGTCAAACACGTAGGGCGATCGGGCCGTAGCGAGGCTCGACCGACTACGCGGAACCTTGTAATGCGGCCGGACCAACACGAGACGACCAACCAGGGATTCGGGCGACTCGCCCTTATGCGTGACCGGTTCCCCTATGGGGCGAGTCTCCGCGTTACCCCATGCGTCCCGCTTGACGTACGTCTCTGCGCTCATTTACCTGTCTCCGCTCGATTGGATGAGCACACAAGACCTCGCATCTGTCTTGTGTGCCTCATGACGTCAGGCTGCCTGCTAGATACCGGAATCGGTTCCCTGGTCATGGCGTCGCGTGATCACATGCGCTCCAATCACGTCGGACGGATTGCCCCATCGAACCTCCTCCGGGTCCGCGTAGATAGGCTGCACAAGGACGTCACGCGATTCCCTGTAGTAGTCGCCGCACGCGCTCAGCCCCTTTATGCGGGACGTTTTGAACGCGCGCTCAAACGTGTCTGCAAGCGACGTCCCGGAAGCAACAAACTTGTTCTTCGGTCCGTCGACGTATTCCGTTTCGACGAGAAACCACATAGCCATACCTCCATTGCGCTACTGCACATCCTGTACGCAGTAGGTAAGGGGACACACGAAACCTCGCATCTGTTTCGTGTGTCCGATACCTATTCAGCGGCTAGGCGTACTGCTCTGTGTGGGAGTACGTGTCTTCAGCGTGGATAAAGCACAGTTCCCACGTGATGTGTGTGAGGTGACGGGCCCCGGACTCAAAGATGACGTCCAGGAGGTGACTTGGGCATCCCTCGCACGCTGTCAGCTTTGACGGGATTCCGACGTACGTGTGCCCGGGATCTTGGGCGTTCCGCCGGCAGACCTCCGCCTCTGCCTTTTCACGTGTGCCGTACCTCAGGTCATCTGAGATGAGTTGCCCGTGCCTGAGGACGTAGAACAGGACCTCAGGTTCCGTGGACAGGCTGCTTTCCAGGACTATGCGCGGGTGTCGACGAGACATGCTCAGACCTCCCGCGTCTTGAGCCACGGGGACGTAGGGGAGATCTCCAGAATCTCCCCACACGGGTAGTTCCGGTTCGTGCGGGACGTCACCCGCACCTGAATGAAGCGGTCACGGATTGCACGACGCACACCGACAACGACACCCAAGACAGTGCCGTTGAATGCCGTGTCGTACGCAACTTTCTGCCCCTCCTCCCACGTGTGCATAGCCCATTCCTGAGTGAACGTATCCATGACGTCGTAGCCTTCCCAGTCACGGACCAGTGCACGACAGACCCCCTGCATGTGCTCTCCCATACCGTGAGCAATGTCGCGGGCAGGCTTCCCCTTGTAATCACCCGGAATGCTTACGGTCTTAAGGTCCTGCCAACCGTCATGATTCTCGGTCTTGTCAAACCACTGGACCTTTACGTGATCGGCCCCGTACTCCCATATGACGTTGTACTGCCTGTGACCGGACAGGATGAGCTGATATCCAGTCCCCTTACCGGTGCCGTACACCCAAGGAATAACCTTCATAGCGTTTCCCTCCCATTGCTCCACTACGCGCTTTCGCAGCGGGTGAGAGGGCACACGAAACCTCGCATCTGTTTCGTGTACCCGACACCCCTACGGAAGTGGTGTTACTCGCACGGTGAATGAGTTCACCGTGCCTTTCCCGTGGCGGTAGATGTTCGCCATGCCCACGGTTACTTCTCCAGGCATACCAACGCACTCAGCAAACGTGCGCACAGAGTGAACCATCCGCCCGAAACTCCGAACGTCGTACACGAACGGCTCACGGTCCTCACGGCCCTGGATACTCACCCGAAACAGCGGGTGATCCCTGTTGTCTTGCCAGAAGGGGAACTGTGGGGGCATGAATGTGCTCTGCCTCATGACTACGCCCCTTAGAAGTGGTTGTAGCTCATGGACACGTTGTCATGCCCGAGCCGAGTAAGCCGGTCATGGATGCGCGAAGCCAACGGCACACGCATAAAGACGCGCGTTTCCTTGGTCACTTTGTCGTCCGTCCACCACATGAACCGCACCCAGACGGGCCCGGTCTTACACTGACATTTGGAGTTCCAAACACAGAGCATGTCTGCGCCTTCCTGCTGTGTTCTACGACCCTTACGGCCCCTTGCAGTGCCTTGACGACACTCCCCTAGACAGACACGCGCTCACAGGTCATAGGGACCAGCCCACGGGCAAGGGAGTATCAGTCCCCTGTACCGTCGTGATCCTGCTGAGTTCCGGTATTGCACATGTCTGCCGTAGGCAATCTCGTAATGCACTGCACCCGTACATCCCGGATGCTGGTGTGAGTGACAGTGTGTGGATAGACCGCCGACGTTTCCGGCATGCAATGCGCTTCGTTGCCTAGGTGCGCCGTTACCGCACCTACTAGCTCAGCGTCGAATCAGGGGCCGTGGCCTCCCGATACTTCCTGCCGACTATCCACCGAGGTTTACAACCCTTGGGCCGTCATCCCTCTGTCCGGTATTCACCCCGGTAGGTGGTGCTGTGTGTTCCTCGTTTCCGAGACTGCACAGACTGTCCGCACCATGGTTGAGATGCGGCTCTCAGTGACCGTCTGAGAGGCGGACACCCTTTGTTGGCACTAGTCGGTGTCACTAGTCCCGTTCGTGCCTTAGAGACGCTTACAACCGCCCTGTCACATAGTCCTGACAGTGGGAGTGCAGTGCACTGCGATTGGTTAGGTGTGGCTCTTAGTCCAGCCACTGGGAGACAGCCGTTTCCGGGTCGGTCACCGTGCGCCCTAAGTAGGGAATGTGCTGCGAGTCGCTCTATTGAGCTAGGCATTTGGCACGCTGTTTAGTTCTCAAAGAACGGACGCTTTCTTTGTACTCACCCCCCGTTGTTCGGGGCGCTTTCCTCCGTGCGTTTCGTTCGCCCCCCGTTGCGGCTGGGCTGGTGTTGCCTCCACATAGGACCACACTTTCACCGCAACCTGAATTGTCGTCATGATGACGAGAACAACCGTGCACGCACACACGTAAAGAGATCTAGTGTGGTCATGGCCATTAGTGAATATGTGAATAGGTCATATAGGGACATAGTCAACCGTCACCGCAACCTGAATGCTTTGCCTGGCCTTTACCTTTGTAAGGGGCTCATGCCCGGCCGGCACTTACATTCCGGGATTCTCGGTAAGGGCTGGCTACACTATCCACCCCTTACATTCCTGCCGTTTCCGCCTCTACTGAACAGCCATTCAGTAGGCCCTATGTACCTGTGTGTCCTATATGTGGGTGTGGAGGGGTGAGCGGGCTGCATATAGGCAGGCTCATAAAGGCCTAGGAATGCCTGTAGAGGGGCGCACAGGCGTATGGACTAAGGCTGTGTGGTCGCCCGTCTCAGAGGCTTAGAAAGGCACTCAGAGGCCTTATCTGACGTCCTCGCATTGCCTCGCTAAACAGCCTGGATATCCAGTAGTGCGCTCTGCCGTAAAGGCATGTGGTGATGTAGTAATAACGCAGCATGTAACGCGTTGATAACGTTGCTACATAACTACAAACCATGCATGCATACACCCGGGGGTAATATAACGATAATCCAGTCAGGGGAACCGCAGGAGCGTGTTCCTTCCATCATGTACGGGTATCAACTGTTTCACAAGGGCACAAGGTTGTTACTACATCACCTCGCCCCTCGTTACCCCCATGTGATCCGCGGGGCCCCCTTTGGCCCCTTTTTGCCTCTCTGAGGCCCTCGGTGCCGGCCGAAGGTTCTTACTACACGGCTGATGTAGCAACAATAATGTTCGGTGCATCACAGACCTGTCCCGATCCCGTCGAGAGGACACCTACCTTATTTATGTAAGGGGTTGGTTATGCCCCCGTCAGGGGGGCCGGCACAGTGGACCGCCAACCGCACTTGGGGTAGGTGGCGCACACGGGCAGACCTGTAACCCAACTGAAGGCAATGATTGATGAATCGCACCTCGGACAGATGGATGCAGGGTCTAGCAGCTCCCTGGGATATCTCGTTTTGGAGGCCTCCTGAGCCCTACAAAGGGCCGCGTGAGGGTATTTGCCTCCATTGGCACAAGGGACACAGCAAGTGATTCCTGCTGAGGTCCAAATGCCGCAGTTTCGGCATGGCTCGACCTCTACGCCTCGGAGGTCTCGGTAATTGGTCCCGTCAGACATGCCGGCCTCACTCCGGAGTAACGGGAAAGTGGCCATACTGGCTCAGGTAAGCCAAGGCTTGATCCATTTCAGCAGTGAGAGCCAACACCTTTGGGTCTACATATGCCCAGTGACACACTCCCGGATGCCTTAGTGGTAGTTCACAGGTTTCAGAACCTTCCTCCATACGCTTCAGGCAGACGTCTTGAACCATTACATACTGACAATCCTCGTCTGAGGCCCAACAGAAGTAGACCTCACGAACATCTCCCGGGATATCCCGAAGGTAGGCAGCGTGAATCCCGTGCGGGGTACCTTCTAACTCGCACTGATAGGGGCTGTCTAGCGGGACGTCTCCATACTCCGAAGGGTAAGGGACTATTTCGTGAACCAGCTTTGCCGTAGCAGGCTGAACCGTACAAAAGCTGGTGCATCGGAAGGTCAACTGAGTTCCCTAGATACAAAAAGGCCCCGGTCGTCAGTGACCGGGGCCTTTGTGCTGGCCGCTGATGCGGCTCGGACTACCTGATTACGCCCAGGCGCTTTGCTTGTACGTCTCGGTTAAACACGTGGCCGCATCCTTCACGCAAGCATTGCCACTGACCCGTGCGAAGGCCGCACGACGTGACATTGGTTGAACGGCACTTTGGGCATTCCATGGTCACTCCCAAGTTTCAGACAGACTCCGAGGCTGCCATGGTGCCGGTTCTCAGAGCCGTTCGTGCCTGAAACGGCCAGGCTCAACCGCTTCGGGTGGTGCTACATCGTGTGGCCGCACTTCCCACAGACGTAGACGTCGCCGTGCTTGGTCATCGTGCCGCCACACTGCCCGTTGGGGCACGTCATGCCCAGGGGGCGCGCGAGCTGCGCCAGGGACACGCCTACAACCCGCGTGAGTCTCTTCATCGTTGGTGCCTTCCTGTCGTCGTGTGCATGGTCAGCCCGCTTCACCGTCACGCGGGCAGTCCCTCTGTCCGGACTCGAACCGGGGTCTCCTACATATGAATCCCTGCAAGATCACAATCAATCCAGGAGGGATTGAAGGGTGGGATTCACACGATGTTGGAGGCTCGCCTAACTGAGCAACCAGAGGGTTGGCCCCCTCACCTGGGCTTGAACCAGGGACCTCCGTGGCGTGGCCGTTCGACTAAAAGCGACACTCCACGACGCTCTACCGTCTGAGCTATGAGGAGGTGTCAGGCCCTGCCTCACCGAAAGCCCTCCGAAGCACGGGGGGACTTTAGATGGCCACAGTGAGGCAGGAATCTAGGTGGCCTGATAGGCCCAGAGTGCGCCGAGGCAGAATCCGGTGAGTAGGTACGCAGCGGCCAGGGCCGCGTACCCTAAGGCGGCGGGAATGGCCTTTCTCATGACTGGATCCTCCGTACCTTGGCGGGCTCAAGCCTTGGAGGGACAGGTGCGGGAGCTTGGACGGGCCTTTGGGGCACCCATTCCTCGTACTCAGAGGTCTGATTCCGGTACCGGGTGTGTCCTGTCCTGTCGGTGTGCTGGCTCTTCCAGACCATCACTTCGGCAGAAGTGGCCCTCAGGCCAGAGGTCTCGTTACAAGGATTCTGATCCCCCCAGATACACACCGCCTCGAACTCGGGAAGCTTGTTGTCCTCCCGAATGTCATAAGGGGTCTCTGGAAGGTTCTCCGGGTAGGTCACTGGTCCGTACTCCTGCGGCGGGCTGCTTCGGCGTCGTGCTTCTCGTCCTGAGTCGCGGGCCGGATGTGTTCGGTCCGCCACTCCCTCCCCCCACCGACCGGCCGAAGCCAGATCCCGCTGAGGAACGTGCCGGCGAAGGTGCCGGGCTTACCGCTCTCTGTGTCCATGACGATCTCGTGTAGGTCGGGTGCCCACTCGTCGCTCATGACTTTCTCGGGTGCTTCAGGCATGGGGGGAGTACCTCTCTCAGGGGGATTCGCCCTGTGTACTCCCAGCGTCACAGGCTGCGCCGTACCATCTCCAGTGGTTCATGTCTCTTCCGGCAAGACGAAACATGGAGGGTGCGTCAGATGGGGGCCAAACCAGCGGAGTTGACTCCTGACCGGTCCGCTCGGCACCTGTTTGGGGCCAAGATGCGGGAGCATCGGACCGCAACGGGCATGAGCCTTGAGACGCTGACCGGCCTGGCCAACCTCAGCAAGGCCCAACTGAGCCGTATCGAGCGGGCAGAAGCCATGATTCCGCCAGAGTTGCCCCGCCAACTGGACGACGTCTTTGGTACGTCAGGCATCTTCACCGACCTGTACCGGCTGGCTCGCAAGGAAATCCACCCGGACAAGTTCAGGAGACGGATGGACCTTGAGGCTCGTGCCACCGTCATCAAGGAGTACAGCCCTCAGGTTGTGCCTGGCCTGCTCCAGATCGAGCCTTACGCACGGGCCCAGTTCACAACGTTCGACCCGAAGGCCAACGCAGAGGCCATCGAAGAACTGGTGACCGGCCGCATGAGTCGTCAGGACATGCTCTTGGGGGACCCTCGGCCGGACTACGCAGCCATTCTTGACGAGGGTGTTCTACGTCGGGCCTATGGAGGTACAGACGTCATGAGGAAGCAGTTCGAGCACCTCCTAGAGCTGTCGCTTACTCCGTCTACGTACCTTCAGGTGCTGCCGTTTGCTCACGGAGGTCACGCCCTGGTGGGCGGCTCCCTGTCACTCTGGACGCTTGATGACGGCTCCCTCGTAGCCTATGAGGAGGCCGCCACAACGGGGACACTGGTGGAGGAAAAGGCGGAGGTCCAAGCCAAGGTGTGGGCCTACGATCTGCTTAGTGCTTCGGCACTGTCCCCCGCTGCGTCGGCGGACTTCATCCGGTCCGTTTTGGAGGAACTTTCATGAGCACCACCCCTGGCCCGTCTGCCATGCAGTGGGTCAAGTCGAGCTACAGCGGCAACGGAGGGGGGAACTGTGTCGAATGGTGTCCCTCCATGGCTGTCTCAGGCGTTGTCCCCGTCCGAGACAGCAAGGACCCGGAGGCAGGGACCCTCGCCGTCTCTCCCCTCGCCTGGTCCTCGTTCGTGTCGTTCGCCCAGGATCAGAGCATCTGACACACTGAACCCAGGCGGGCCCCTTCTCAACGCATCTGGGAAGGGGCCCGTTCTCGTGCGCTAGGACGTCACAGCCTTCTGACCTGCGTCATACGCTGTCATACACGTCGTTCGGGGCGTCGGTAGTTCGCCTGCATGTCGGGAATCTTGCCTTCTGGCACAACCCCCTGAGCCCATGCGTGCTTGAGGCAGTGAGCGGCCCACTGCATGGCCCACTTCGTGGCGTCCGTCTTGTCCAGGCCCGTAAGCAAGACGATTTCGAGAGCCTCGGCAAGGTCGCCCTTCGTTCGGACGGAGAGAACGGCAGGAACCTTGGGCTTGGCGTCAGACATGGGTGTCCCCTTGATCGAGAGGGATGGATGGCTAGCGGCAGGAGCGGCAGATGCCGCCGGGGTGGCCGAGAGGGAAGATCACGTCACACTCGGGGCACTTGGTCCGCTGGACGGGCTGTGAAGGCACCTGAGAGGGCCTGAGAGCCTCGATCGGCTCGGGTCGGTAGTTGCGGAGCCTGAACGTGATCAGTGCAGCCGCAGAGGAGATCTCCGCCGGCAGTGCCTTCGTGAGGGCCTGCCGAATCTCCATCTCGTGGAAGCCCTCCCGGAGCCACGGCTCAGCAAGAGGGGCCAGGCGGCGAGCCTCTCGGTTGGTGATCAAGAGCCTGTGGTCGTGGATGGCGAGACGCTCCAGGCAGGAGACAGCGCGCGCAGTCAGCGCGGTGTTCTCGCCCTTCTCCTCGGGAGACTTCTCCTCCTCCCCCTCTGAGCCGTCGCGGCCTATCAGCCGCTCTGCCGAGTCCTCAGCCGAGGGAGGGAGGTCATTACGCTCAGCGTCTTTTCCCTTGGGAAGATCGCCGACAGCCTGACCAGTCGGGGAACCGACCGTCGGCATGTGGTTGGTCGGGTCGTCCGTGACAGAGGTCAGGGTGACCCATCGACCAGTCTCCGGGTCCTGGACGCGGGCACGCTTGAGGTGGCCCGCCGTCTCCAGCTCGTTCATGGCGTTGGAGACGGAGCGACGTCCGTTGGGGACCAGAGCAGTGATGCGCTCGACCGTGGCGCGGTTCGCGTCCGGGAGCGACAAGAGGTAGGTGAGGAGTCCCCGAGCCTCAAGGCTCAGGCTGTGGTTCTGTGCGATCCGGTTAGGGATCTGCACGTAGGCACGGGTGTGCCTAGTACGCTGGACCTGCATCTAGGGCTCTACTCCCTGGTTGCACTTCCCGGCCCGGCTGCTACCGGACGGGGTACGACCCTCGGAGGCTGCTACCTCTGGGGGTCGTTTTCTTGCTCCCGCTCCCGTTCAGGTTGCGGTGACTCGGGACGGTAGCACAGCCCATACGAGCTGACCATGATCACGCCCTCTCGACTGCCAGCACAAGACCAGCACGAAGCCCAGCAAAGTCCAGTTTGAACCGGTATCAACGCGTGGTTGTGCTGACAGTCAGGAAGCTAGCTCGTAAGCCTCTGACCTGGGAAAACACCGAAGGGAGCCCCCGTAGGGACCCCCTTTGATGTTCTCGTGGTTGT